GTGCTCGTGTAGGTCACCAGCGTCATCTGCAGTTTGCCCGCCAGTTCCATCGAAAACGGCGCAGGCTCGAAAACACGGTTGACCATCTTGGGGCTGTAGATCTCCGGCGGCAGCGTTTTCTGCGCCGGAGCCAGAGCAGCCTTCGAATTTTCTGCTAATTCGGCCACCACGGCGTCAAAAATATCCGCCGCTGCCGTTTCCGGGTCAGCCACGACATTCTCAGCCAGCAAGTCTGCAAACAGCGTTACCGCTTCCAGCAACAACTTCGGGATGTCTTTTAGCTCGGCGCCGTATTGCTGAGCCACTTTATATGCCCGCCCATTTGTTGCGACAGCCTTGGTTAGCGAAAACCGTAAAGCATCCCACGGTACGTCGGCTACGCTGGCTACGAAATTGGCGATCTTGATCATCGGGTTGCTGTACGAGTAACCCTGCGCGTATTGCAACGCATCAATCAGCCGCGCCATAACCTCCAGCGTCTCGGTCTCATCCTGTGTGTCTAACTTATCTGCCAGCGCCCGCACTCTGTCGGACGCCGCCATCTTGTTTTTTGTATTCATATGGTTCCGTCAAAAACTGCGTCACAGGCTTTTGCCAGCCCATCGGCCCCTGACGCAAGGTCTCCTTGAATGAAATGAAATTGACCGCCATTACATCCGATCAAATGCTCCAGACTGGCATCTGGCGCACGGTCCACAAGCACGAACGAGAAGTCACGATACGGGCCATTGCCTGCCTGTTGACTTGTCTGCAACGCCTGCACAAACAGGTTTCCAAACCGCGCACCATCGCCGAGCGCAATGCACACGCCGCCGGGAGTGCCGGCGAAACAGCGAACGCTTTCAGTAAATATCAGCAAATCGACGTACAGCGCAGCGCCCAAAACAGCACCCATCTCAGCGCCATGCAAGCCAGCCCGAAAATGGTCGCAGACTTCGCCAAACTCTGCATGCACTGTTATGGGCGCATTGCAGCGTTGCGCGGACACAAATACGCTAGTCGCCGGCGGCGCACCCCAACGGCAAAGCGACTCGCCAAAACCAAACCCTGCCTGTGCGCCCAGTTTGGCGGTATGCGATGTGTCCGTCAGCGGAGACGGCGGCAACTCTAGTTCAACGGCGGCCGCTGTCAGACCAACACCTGTCACGTATTTCTTCTCAAGCATAGAAGTAATAACAGGGCGGGCGCCGGCGTACAGGGCGTTTTTGCCGGCGAACAGCCATACGGGTTTGTCTGCGCCGCGGGCCGCCGCCACGCAACGTGCCGCCGCCACAGCCGCAGGAGTGACCTCGCCCGGATCGTAGCTGTTTGCCGCCACTGCTCGCGGAACTGGTAAAGCCGGCACCGTGCTTGTGTCGAACTGCGAAAAAGCCGAGCCAAGAGTACGCGGCAAAACCAGCGTTTCAAGCCCCTCGGGCGCATCGGACGCGAGCATCGGGCCTATGCCGCACAACAGCCACTCCGCCCGTATGTTCGTCTTGCTGACAATTTGTGCGAGCATTGCCGGCGAAAACCGCGACCCGTGGTACAAGCATAGCCGCAGGTGTGCGCCGTCAAGGTCAATCGTCTGCGCAAACAACGGCACGATGCCGCCAAAAAGATAATCGCAAATATAAAGAACCCGCGCGCGGATCGTCGGCGTCGTGTGATCAAGTTTACGTTGCCGACGCTTTCGCTTTGCCGCCTCCGTCTTTTTCTTTGTCACTGCAGTCTTTCTTTATTTTTTGCTCTTGCGCCAGCGACTGGAAAAATTTCACCAGTACCCGACCTGTTTTGGTAAACACGCCGGTACCCGTCAGCAGCCGTAGCCCGTGGACAACGCGTAGGTACGTCGCCGTTAATTCTGCGTCTGCCGTGAGTAATTCCTTGGGATACCGACAGAACTCGCCAAGCAACTGGTAGAAGGCGTCGTCGAATTCTTCAGCCGGCTTGCCCTTACGCGACAGCCGCAGCGAAACGTTATACACGGTTTTGGCGCCGCGGATCTTGACCAGCGGCAAACGTTTTATGGTTCTTTCCGCCAGCACAAACTGCCGCGTCTCGACATCCCAGCCCATTTCGCGGGGGATGACGACTATGCGCCAAAGCGTGCCTGTCGTTTTGCGGCTGACCTGTTTGCTGCGGGCAAGTTTAGCGTACGCCTTGCGGTGCTGTTCGACGGCTTTTTTTAAGATCGGCGATAGGCGGATAATTTGTTCCGTATCGCAGCCCACACGCGGATCAAACCCGTAAGCAGGTACAAACTGCCGAACAACACGACATACGGCCACAAGATCAGTGTGATGACCATGCTTCTTGAGTTTCTTGTTAATAAAGCCTTTGACGTATCGATACTGCGCCATCGAGATATTTGCCCAGCAGAACGGGCAGATCTTTGTCCGCCAGCACGGGCGAATCTGATGGTTGATCGAGCATTCTTTCTTCCGCATGTAATACAGATACGCCGGCCGGCAGCAGATCGCGCGCCGATACGACAGCACGAACTTTTTGAGGTCAAAGTCCGCGTGGTACGGGTCTTGGCAGCCTTTGGTGTCGAGCGTCCAGAGTTGCCGAGACAGCAATTCTTTCAGCCGGCTCGCCCACAGTTTCCGAAACGTATTCGTTCGGCGTACGGCTCTGCGGCCTGATTTACGATACAGACTCAGTGTGAACTCGATGGCAAAAGACTGGCTCTTCGTTCGCCCGACTTTTGCCACCGCCCACGTGGGCAGTTTGAATTTATTGACAAATCGAGCAAAGTCGAAATCGAGCACAAAAACCTCGTGTCACATGCACTTGTACCTTTTGAACGGGTCTCGGTACGGCGGGTTTGAAATGAAATGACTTACAATGGGCCAGATAACGGGAAACGCGCTCAAACCCAGCCAGCCTACCAGCCCGCAAAAATTCGCTCAAAAGCGCGCCGATCATATTGGAAACCCACCGCAAAACGTCGTTTTTCTCATACGGAAAGAGCGGCCCTTTTTGATTTCAGTAGCGTCACCTCGTCCGCTCCAGCAGGCCGCGCAGCGTAGCGGCGCAATCGAAATGCCACAGTCGGGTCAAGCCTTGTTCACCTGTCGTAGTCGCGAAAATAGAAATAAATAAACGCGACCGCAATTGCAGCGCCGCAGATCTCAGCTAACCAGCTATACACAATCACGACGCGTCCTTTACGAAGATCCCTTCAGGTGTCAGCGTGCCTTTGCGGTCTTTGATCGTGGCATAGGCGCCCGCCAAGCAGGCAACAATGTCGATGTCCTGCAGGCGGCAATACAGAATAAGTGTTACAAGCACGTCGCCTACGCCGTCTTCGATCTCGGCCCAGTCGGTCTTGAGCGTAGCATCAGCCAGTTCGCCTAACTCCGACATCGTCTTCATAAGTTGCGCGGCAGGCTTGCTGTTCGGAATAATCTGCCGGGCGTGCGCCCACTGCGTTACCTTAAATTCCAGTTCTTCAAACGTCATGTCAGTCGTTGCCTCCGGTGCGGGCCCAGTACGCCGTAATGGCTTCGAGGGCCTTGGTGATTTCTGGAACACGCTCGCCGTCGTCAAAAATGCCGCGGCCCTTGGGGCGAGACTCGTACACAGTCTCGCCGCCGCAGGCAGGCGCATCCGCCCGAAACCAGCCGTGGCGCAGGCGCAGGTAGCCCACCTTAGCGCCAGTTGCCGCGCTGTGCACGTCATACTGCTCAGGACAAGCCGGACAGGTGCAGACTAACTTGTAGCCGTTGAGTTCCATATCGGCTGGCCAGTCTGTGTTACTTTGAAGTTCTTCGAGCTTGGCTAACGCTTCAGCCAATTTGGGGTCCATTTCTTTCATGCTATTTCTACGTTATGTTCAGGGGGTTTGTCCCAGTTAAGTCTATTTGCAGGTTTTGTTTTAAAGTGTTTCAGGCGCCGGAGTGATTTCGGCCAGTAACGCTGCCGCGCGTTCCAGCACAAGCGTTTCAGCCTCGGCTGCGTCTACCTCGACGTACGGAAGCTTTTCCTGCAGGACTTTAAACTTAGTTTCGCCCACGCCGGCTACGTTGATCTCGCCGGGCTCTTGCGCTTCGAACAAGTCTAGCGTGGCCGTGGCGAATGCGTCGTCTTTGCTAGCGAACACAAGCGCCCGATTATCTTTGTCAGCGAACAACTTGGTGCCGGTGTTGTCGACGATCACCCACCTGATCGCCGCCTCTCCGGTGTCGATGAACTGCGGCACTGGTTTAGCCGGCGGCCGCACAAACGACACGCGAGAAGCGCAGCACTTTTTGAATTTTGTCTGGCTACCACACGGGCAGGGATCGTTTCGACGGGCGATGACGTTGCGACGAATGGGTGGCATCCTTGCCTCCTTGGACGACGAGTTTGGCGCAGCCCCGAGCATAGCGCAGCCACGAAAAACCCTCAAGGACAAGAGATTGCGAGAAATTTGCGGCGGGGCTTGACCGAGATTTTTTCCGTGCTACCCTGTCTCCGGCGCGCGGCTCTCTGAGCAACGCAGGCATATTTTTGTGCACACTCGACGTCGTGTCGTAAGTCCTTTAGCGAAAAAGGATTTCGACACGAAACGAGACGGAAAATGTCCGAGTTACGCGGACCTTAAGTATTTCCTAACGGAAATACAAGGGGGAAAGACAACCCTTCTGGGGTTGGTTGTCTTTCACAGCAATTGAAAATACTACGCCCGACACTGAAAGGCGCACTGCCATGGCGATAAACAGGTTAAATCCGTTCATCACCCGGGTATTTGATACTACTCCCGACCATGGTGTGATACTACAAGTTTTGAAGTCCGCGCCGACCGAGTTTGTAATTAAGAAGTACCAGTGGGTACGCCGGGAACAGTGTTTTTACCGGCATAAATACCAATAGCAAAAACAAACCGGGCAATTAGCAGCAAATTGTGCCGCTCCGCCGACAGTTAGACTGTACAGGGGAGCGGCACAGAATTGATACCCGGACACGCATGCGTACGCTGTCCGGGTAGAAATTACTTCTTTTTACGCTTGGCCGGTTTGCTGGCCGGCTTAACCTTGGCCGCATCCTTGGCCGGCGGCTTCATTACAACGCGGACGTGCCCAGGCACGAAAACAAGTGCTGGCGTGCGTTTCTTTTTGGTAACGCGTTTTTCGGGTACCGGCGTTTCATATTTTGACTCCTCCGCAAGTTTTAAAACCTGCGCAAGAATTTTTTTCGTTTGCGCGACTGGCATGTTTGGGTTCTTTATCACCTGTAAACATAACTTGTAGCGCTTTTCGAGATTGTCAAGTTTTCTATCAAATTTACTTAAATAGTCGCGTTCGATCTGCTTTGTAACAGCCCGAACAGCCGCAGCCATGGTCGCCGGCGACGGCATACCAATTTTCTTTTTTGACATCACGCACTCTTGGGTTAAACAGCCGTCAAATCTTCTTTCTTGGGCAGCGTCTCGAACAGTTCCATGGGCACGTCGATCATCACGAAACCCAGATCTGTCTGCCCTGTAGCCGACGTGATTGAACAGCGCAGATGCGGGTCGACCGCTTTGCCCTGTGCGTGCTCGTGAATCATGATCGGGCTGATGGCGAAGATCTCGTCAGCAGGCAGCCGATCGATAGCCTCGGGATACAGCGTCCGGTTGTAGTTCAGCGCCGTAGCCCGGGCGTTTAACCACTGCAGGATTCTCTTGTCAGCGTATCCAGCCGTCATCACTTACTCCGATTCTGTTGGGCGTTGTGAAACTTGATTACAGCGTCTGCCGCCTGTCGCGACTCCTCTGCGCTGTAGCCTTCCTGTTTAAACCGCTCGGTGGCGTAGCGGTGTTCAAACGACCCGCGATCCACAGAGGCTGGTGCTGACGAAACAGCGCTACTGCTGCCGCTGCCCAGCATCTGCAGAATCGTGGCCAGCCCGAACAAGAGCGCGACTACCCACCAGAAACCACCGCCGTTTTGCTTGCCGTTACTCATGCGTTCCCTTGTTAAATGCGTTGTCGACCGCGCCCATACCGTCAAACCAGTCAAAGAAATACAACAGCAGTGCTTCTCGCTTGCCGCTGAGCTTTCTCTTGGCCCCGTCGAACCAGTCTAAAAACCAGTACTCGACGCGGTGACACTTCTTTTCGCCGTCTACATAGAAGCGAAATTCATCGCTCGGGCCGCCCCACGACAATTGCCAGCGGAAATAGCCTTCGCGCTGGTCTTTGAACGACCCGCTGGCCACGTAATCAAATGCCAGCCCGTAGTCAGACACATGGCCGAGTTCGGGCGTATCGTCGAGCCCAGCGTCCAGCGTTTTCTTGTGCGCCTGCAGGTCAGATATCCGACCGCTCAAATAGTCGGTAATTCTGTCTTTGCATTTTGGGTCAGTAGTCATTGTCAACGTTTTTTGCGTTCTCGTCGGGCGTGTACGTGGCCTCGCCGCCAATCATGATCGTGGCGTCTGGATAGAACCCTGCGTACTTGATTGCCTTGCCCAGCAGCAGCATGTCGTGCTGGCTGTACATGGCGCCAAATGCGTTCTGGTGCATGAACACCTTGCTCTTGGCTGCGTGGGCTTCCTGACAAGCACGCGCGAAGCCGGGGACAGCCGCCTCGACCTCTTCCCGCAATGTCTCGCGGCGGGCTTCCCACATTTCCTTGGACACAACCTGCTCGTTGCCGTCGATCTCCTCGATGATTGGGCGGAGTGTGGTCTTGTCTTGGTTTTTCTTTGCCATAATTAGTCCCACCAATGTTGGTAGTATTTCTCCATAATTGAAAACAGCCAGCGGGCATCTCGGGCCCGCATCGCATAGTCTAGGTTTACGGCCTTTTTGAACTCCCGGCGTTCTTGGGCCTCTTTTCGCTTGCTGGTCACATTCGGCCGGCTGAATTCGCACACAGACCCGCCGCCGGGCAGCCCCTCTACGTGCTCGGCAGGCGTGAGTTTCATGTCCAGCGGGCCCCACTTCTTGTCGTGCTGGTCGAGGAAGTGGCTGTAGCTATCGTTTCTCAGTTTCTCAGCGAGGCGGGCGGCGAGCCTGAGACTTTGTAACGAGTGCTTGTCCTGCTTGGCGTACGTCTCATTTTTCAGGTACGTGTACATGCGCTGCAGTTTGAAATGCAGCACAGCCAGCAGATAACTGTTATCAAAGTCGTGGTTGCTCCAGCCAAACTTGGCGTAGGCTGCTGCGCGGCGGACTTGCCGAAAGAAACAACCCGCGGCAAATATGCGGCGGTTCAACCACAACCACGCTGGCATCAACCGTTCAATAAACTTCGATGTTTCGGTCGATACAGCCTTCGAGAATGAGCCGGCGGACGTGCTCGATGACGGCGTCTGGGGTTGTGAATTCGTGGCCATGTTTTTGTGCACTCCTTGCCCACTGGCTGACAGCGTCCAGCAAGATCTTGTAGTCGATCCCGTGGAGCGCTGTCATGAGTTCGTCGTTTTCCTCGGGACAGTCAAATTCAATACTGACTTTTGGCATAAGTCACTTGTCACTCCATGTTGTTAAAAACTACCGCCCGGCCGTCATACTCGTATTGTGGCGGAATGTACGCCACGCGCTTTTTTCCTTGGAACCGTTTGAGCCGTTCGTCTTCGCTCCAATCAGCTTGCACTTCGGCAATTCCGGCGCGTATTTCGTCTGGCGTCGGGTCACCCGGGCGCGGATTGCCGTTATCGACGTAGCGCGGATGCGCGCGTTTAGGCAGGTGCTGTTGTTTTGCCAGCAGCGTTAATTTGTAGGGGCTGACGCCCAGTTCTTCGGCGATCTCCTCGTTGGTTAACGGTCCGTACCAAAGGCGAAACAGTTTTTGTGTGCGCGTTTCGGGTTGCACGTACTTCCTCCATAAAGTGATTTACTCGCGGGTCTCCCACTCGGCCAGCGTAATCACGCGCCAGCCAATTTGTTTAAAGACGCGCTTGGTTGCAAGGAAATCCTCGTCATCAGGCTCGCCTGTGGTAAGGATCAATTGCTGATTTTTCTTGTCGACGCGAAACACAATACCAGACCGCGGAATGCCCCAGACTCCGCCGTCGCGCAGGGCGGCGACCAAATTGCGGCACCAGTCCAGTACGTGCTCCGGTTCGCGTTCTTCAGTTGCTTCGCGTAGGCGAATCATGTCGACCTCTTGTAGATTTTTGACAATACGTTTTCGGCGTCCTCCATAGCCCCGGCGATTGTCCCGTCCTCGTCCGGGAACATACCGGCCATTTGCTGGCATTGCCAGAGCAGGTTTTGCAGCGCCCCGGCAAGTTCAGGGGCTGCGGCCATGAGTCGGCCGTTGTCGTCAGCGTTGGGGCCGCACAGCACGATTGCAAGCGTTTGCCCGTTAACCGTGCTTTTGAGCGACTCTCCTCGAAACGCGCCGGTTGATATGTGCGGGTCGCCTACATGCCACGGCCCGGGTGCGTGTTTCATTGTTTGACTCCTGCTGTAGCGGTGAGTACGGCGCGCTGCAAATCAGCGATCAACTGCCTACCGAGTTCGTCTTCGCCAGACGAGCCATTCAGCAGCGCGCTGTCATCTTCATTTGCTGCTAATTCATCGGCAATGGCGTCGGTGAGCGCGAGCAGCCCGCCGATGGGATATGGATCGACATCAAAGCGTTCCAGATAGGCGAGAAACAGCCGCTGTACATACAGCGCTGTCGCATCAATATCAAGCGCCAACGTTACTTTCGGCATTTTCTTCCTCTTCTTTTTCGATGGCAGCCAGTTCTTTTTCCAGACTTTTGCGATTGCCGTACATCCAACTCTGAACCTTGATCTGGCGGAACCAATCATTGACAGATGGAATGCGACCCAGATCTTCTTGGACGTGCTGCTCGCCGATGTATCGCACTGGCACTACACGCCCATCTGAATTCACGATCGTGGCGCCAAATATCTTCTCGGCCATGAAGATGCCCTCGCTGTGGTGGCGCAGGGCCCGGTGCCGGAAGTCAGCCATATGTTGTTTGCTGTCGTCGAACCAGTCGTGGATCGGCTGGTAATCTTCGGGACTTCCGCCCCACTTCTTCACAGAAGACAGGGCATGGTGATATGGGTGTGCCATTTTCAATCTTTCGTTTAACAGGTTGAAAATATCCGGCGGCGGGCGTCTTCTCTGTTGACAAACATTTCAATTGTTTCTCGCTTTTCTCGGCCGCCGTAGCCAAACCGGTCGTCAATCCAGCGGTCTAGGCTGTAACTACGCCATTCGATGTCAACAGTCTTTTTGTTGACCTTGGTGACAATGTAATGCGCGTATCCGTCGCCGCGTGGCACCACGAACAGTTTGCCGGCGAGCAGGCCGTCGGGCAGGCTGTCTGCGTGTGCTTTTGCAATACGATACTGCTCTTCGACGTACTGCGTGTATTCGTCTGGTGGGCTGTACGACATAGGAATCGGCGTTAAAACATCGACACTAGCGATATACCGGGCTGGCGTTATCGCGTCGTCAATGATTACCTGCCGGCTGTCGTTGTAGTGCGTGATTGATTCCGGGTCCCAGCGACATACGATGCCGTACTGCAGGCAACCACCCTGCATCCATTTCACTTGATACAGGTCAGGGATTGGTGTGTGCATTGTCATTCGTTTGTGTAAAGGTCAAGGACGTCTGTTACGCCAGCGGCTTTCGCTGCCTGTAACTGCTGAATAGCGTCGTCAATCTTCATGTTCTGCTCCTTGGCTGCGCTCCGCTTTGGCGATTGCGGACTCAACTGCATCCAGCCACTCAGGCATATCGCAAGACTCAATGCCGGCATGAGCCGCAGCCACACCCTTCAACGCCGCTAGCATGTCTGGGGCTGCAGCAATTAACGCCGCGTCATGCTCAATATTCTGATTTAGTCCTTGTCCCGTGTCTTCGCAGTACTTTTGGCTCAACGAGCAGATAAGCTGGTCGACAGGGCCGTAGACGTCGCACTCGTCGTCACCCCACGCGTCTACTGTCCACGGGCCGGCAGTGTGTGTTCCTGTTTCGTGTTCCACTGTTCCTTAGTCTCCGGTGTAAAGGTCAAGGACGTTATGTAGATCACTGTGCGTGGCCGACCAATCCATTTTGTCTTCGACTACTTCAGCGGCATGTTCCCAGTCTGCGTTGTCTTCCCGGTCAAACATATCGGCGGACCACCACGCCATAATGATGCTTTTGGTGCCGCCCCGTTTGGCGGACTCTAAATTTCTAATTGCGTCGTCGATAGTCACGTTTGCCTCTAAAACACAGTGCACGGGCCGAGATTTTTTTCCCACGCAGCAGCAGCCCACCGTAAAACCTGTTTGCGCTCCCTGTCACTTTTAATCTTTCTCATGCGGATGCTCCAGCGGCCGGCGCCTTCGAGTTCCACGGTGAAATACCCGCAATTCTTGATGTGCTCGACGAGTTTGAGCGGCGCCTCGAACAAGACATAGAAATTAGACGGATGCCCTTCGCAACTGTAGTGCGTCACGGCACCCAGTTGCTCTAGCATTAACACGAAATAATTGACGCCGGGTTCAAGGTTCCCGCTGTATAGGCCGCACGGTGACGTGCGCGTAAGCACAAGCGCGCAGGCTTTGTCCCATACGGGTAACGCTGCGTACGGCACAGCGGACTTTTTTTGCTTTTTAGTGGTGGTCATGTGGCGCCTACTGGTTCAAGAAAACTCACGTCGCACGTGCCCCAGTTGTTGGGCCAGAACTGTCCGCACTTGTCCGCCTTGCGGAAATAGTCGTAATACACGTCGTCGCTCATGCCGCCGTAGGCGTGCCGCTCGTACGTAATAACGTCGCCAACTTCCAGTGTCAGGCTGGCGCCCCGCTGGCAGTTCGGGCCGGCTGGTACCCACCAGAACAACTTGGCTCCGGGCTTAACTACCCGATACTGCGCCCCGATTTCCGGTCGCTTCATTGATGATTTCTCCTTCCGCAGTTTCTTGCCAACACCGCCAACCCCACAGGTCAGCGTAAATCTTGGCTACCCGTCTGAACGCCCGTTTGGCTGTATCCACAGATCCATGCTGCCGAATAGCGTCCTTGCGCGGGGGCGTCCCGAAATCGCAATACGTGTACGCCGCGACCTCACCCGGTTTAAGCGTCATCAGACACCTCTTCTTCGTCTTCTGCCGCTGCTCGCATTTCGTCGGCTTCCGTGTCGAAGGCGTACGTGCTGCCGAGCGTGTCGCAATCTTCATAGCCGCGGGCATAAATATCGACGACAACGCCTTCGTCTGTTTTGATGATATGGACTGAAAAGTTCTTTACGCCAATCCACGTGCCGTCAGCCTTTTCAGCGACCTCTGCGTCTGTTTCTTCATCAAGAATCGGCGGCTTTGTCATGTTCGTCTTCCTCTCCTTCTTCTTCTTCTTCCCACGTGGCCATGCTTTCAGAAATAGCCATAGCGTCGTCAATGTCGTGTGGTATGTGTTTGTACACCCAGTCTGAGTCACCGCTGATGTCATAAAAGTCTTCTTTGCCGTCTTCCCATTTACCGCAAAAGCTTACGCCGCTTTCGTAGTAATAGGCTGCGACAGAGAACCCCAACGACAGCATGTGGTTATAGAACGCAATTGGCGGCGACCACGCGGACTCAAAACTCAGCGTCACAGTCTGCCCGCACGGCGACAGGTCGGTCTGTGTCGGGTATTGCCCGCGTACGTCCCATTTCGTGCCCCAGTTGGCGACCTGCCAGTCATACCAGTCCGTGTGGCCGTATTTGGCTTTGTTGTCCTCTTGCTGCCGGATATGGCGTTCATATTCAGGGTCATCTTTGGCATACGACCCGGCTCTGGTTTCCTTCAGTTCTTTTGGGCACGGATAAAATTCCTGCATAAGCCCGTCGCCTTGAAAGGCTTTCACAAGCCGTTGAATCTGCTTTTTCGACGAGTGGGAAAATGTCGCGGTATTTGAACACCAGTTAGGCATCGTCCTCGTTCTCTTCTTCGTCGGGCACCCATAGCCAACCCTGCACGTACACACCGTTGTCGCAGCCAGCGCTTACCTCGGCATCGTCGTCGACCTCGATTTCGCCCTCGCGACCGTGGATACGGCTCGCCCGCTGCACGTAATTGTCGTAGGCGCGGCGGTCTTCCAGCGCCGCAACCGCGCGCAGATATAACGGCGAGCCGGGGCGGATCTGCTCAAGGTCGAGCGCGTTAATTCGAACTCTGGTCGCGGCTATCCGGGCAGGCCGGCTGGCCGCGGGATTCGTGTCTTCACTCATCGTTGTATTCCTCGTCCTCGGCTTCAGCGTCGTCGTCGGAATAATCTTCTTCGTACTCGTTGTAATCAATCGAAACAGCGCTTTCACCCGCGCGCTCAACGCCGCCCAGCGGTACGTCGATGTAGATATTTCCAAACGACCCGGCGTTGATTTCCCAGCCGCCGTGTGCGGCTTCCAGTTCCTCGTAACAGACGTGCTCAATCAGTTCGTACAACGACACAGGATTTTGCTCAAAATTGCGTTCTGTATAAGTGCTGTGCACCCATGTGTGCGTGATGCTTTCGCCAACAGGATGTACGCCGCGCAAATGGATACCGAGCAGCGCGGCATCATTGATATCAATTTCGTCGTCGATCGAAGTGGCCACGATTTCGTCAATACTGCCGCTGTCTCCTGAGCCGTCGAAGTGCGCGTTGATCTTTTTAATCTCGTTTTGAAATAATGCCTGCAACAGCAGCGCACGGTTGTTAATTTTTTTGAACGGTCGCATACTACGCCTTGACCTTTGTACGCGTCTTGGGATTTGTAAACACTGTTGCGATCGAGGCGGCACTCACTTCGACGTGCAGTTCGTTAAACTCAGCGCACAGGCTCGGCCAGTCATCGGCAACGGTAAGCACCTCAGCAAAGTCGTCCCCGCCGACAAGGGCTCTGCTCGTGCCGTACCAATCATCAAAATCGCCAATATTGGGATTACAGCCCTCGGCGTAGGCGACATAGCTGTTGCTCTCGGGATCAGCCGGGTCGCGCTGGTCCCGCGGCAGCCCGTTGCTCATCAAATACACGCCCTGATCGTGCACAAATAGCAGTCCCGGGGCCGGCGGGCGCATGCCCTCTTCGTAGGCCATGCTCCACTTCGGGGCTGCCAGCGCGTGCTCGACGCACCGCAAAACATCTTTGGTTTTAAATACACATACGCCCATTTGTTAGTAACTCCACTCTTCGTGATGCGACTCTGTGTAATACGTGTTGTGCTTTACAAGAATCTGTCCGCTATCTGTGTCAATCTTGATGTTGCCGTCGCCGCCTTCGTTGTTTTCAAATCCGACCGGCAGTAAATCAAGCAGCAACTCTCTGAACTTGTCTTCCTCGAAATCTGCCGGCAACGTTTTCACGGCGTCGCACGCGAACACGGCGTTTTCTTCGTTCTCTAGCGATACGGCAAAGCTGTCGCAACTGTCGCCAGAACCGCAATACTCAAAATGCACGGTCTTCCAACCCGCCGCGTGTAATTTTTTGCAGGCTTTGCGGATGTCTTTGACCGTTTTTGTTTCTTTAAGTTTTGGAGCCTTTTTTGCGTTTGACATAGTAGTGGCCTTAGTGTGACGCGTAGACGGTACAGAGTTTGCCGGTTTCACGTTCTTTGCGCTCCGCCAGCGCGACAAAATCACGAAACGACTGAACAACCTGCTCGGCGTACTCGGGGCCGTCGTCCGGGTACAAGTTTTGACACCGCGCACGAATTGCCTCTTCGACGGTCTGCGACTGCGTCAAACTTGATTTGATACCTTCGCCAATTTGAGTCATGCCCATATCGGCAAACGTTTTAAAGATCATCTCGGCCACGTCGTGACCAATGTGGCAGTTGCGCGCCGGCTCTGTTACACTCGTCAGGCGTTCCCGAAGAACAACCGCCGGGATCTGCGCCCTGCAGTCATCGGACTCGAACGCCTCGCGCAGCAGGATCTGGGTGGCGTATGGTCCACCGTGATATGCCTCGCGGAGATAGCCAACCGCACCCGAGGTAGTGGAAAACCCAGTGCACATCTTCTTGCGGTCTTCTTCGGTCTGGCCGTCCCATTCCAGATAAATGTCAATTCCCATGATTACTCGCCCTTTTTCTTACGGGTTGCGTTGAGCCAATCTTGCTTAGTAGCGTCAGTAGTGTTTACTTCGGTGTCGGTTGTCATATGGGTTTGAAGCGCTTTTCCGCCTTCAACCGTCGGCTCGTGGTCGGGGTACGCTAGGGCCAGCGTTGTCGCGTTACCGCGGTCGGCGGCCTCGATAACAAATTCGCGCACAGTCGTGTGCGACGTGCGCACCAAATAAAACGGCATTAGAACGTCCTTGGGTTAAAGAAAGAGGGCGCCGAGTACACACTCGACGCCCTCCATGGCGACTACGAATTAGTAGCAAATACTACCGACGAACTGGCTTGACTACCGTCCGCTGGGTCTTGCGCACCACGTGCCCGCCGAAGAGGCGGTTACGGCAGTGCTCCTTCTCCTCAGCCTGCACACTGTACAGGCGCGACGAGCCGCACTGACCGCTGACGCAGATCAGCGCCGGAGCGGACTGAGCGCAAGCGGCGCACGGAGCCGGGGCAGCCTCAACGACGACCGTGGCCGGGGCCTCGACCTTGAGGACGCTTTGCGGTGCCGGCGCGGAGAACTCGCCGCCGAAGGCCGCACAAGCACAAAAAGACGCCAGCAGACAAACGAAAAACTTCATTACTCACTCCTTGAGATTGTCAAACAAAACACAAACCAACCGGCAACTTTTTAGCAGCCGGTGTTTCAAAATACCAGACCAGTTACAGGTGAACTGCGCAGTTTTCCCCGTTTACTGACTCAATCTTCGATGCCGACCAGTTTCCGCTCCTTTTGCAGCGTGTTTCGCAAGAAGCGAACAATCTGCGGCAGGCACTTCATGATGTCATTAATAAACACCACGTGGTCGTCGCCGTACTGTTTCTTGAACGCGTTTTGCTGGTGAGTAGGGACACCAACCGCAAATGCGTTCAAGCCAATCTTCAACCGATCCCGAATAAACTTGCACACGCTTGTCACGTGCTTCTCGGCTTCATGACCGCCGTAGCCGTGGCCACTAGGCAAGCCGTCAGCAATTACGAACAAATACTTTTTCTTGGCCGTGTCGAGCGATAAACGCTTGGCCACGTCCTTGATCGCGTATCCGTCGTAATTGTTGGAGTGCGACTGAATACCGCCCAGCGCCGTGATGTCAGTATTCGTCGGCGTGTAGTGCTCGAAGATCGTCAGGTCGTGCCCGCCGTTGTTAGCGGTGTGGCCGTACACATACAGCCGCACGCCGGCAATCTTTTTGAGCGCCTCTGCCAGAATAATGCACATCGTACGCGCGTTTGCGATCTTCTTACCGGACATACTGCCAGACTGGTCGACCAAGATACCCACGGCAACGTCGGGCAACTTGGAGATCGTCTTTTGCGACCAAATATGATCGCAGTCGTACCCTAACTTGTGCAGGCTGCCCTCGTCCAGATCGCCAGAGCGCAAGCCGAAGTTCTCGGCTGTTCGCTTGCCGCTCTGGAACTGCAGGGCACTCCGCACCCGCTCGATCGACCCGCGGTGCTGCTTTCGCACCTCGCCGACGACCACGCTACGCACGCTACGGGTGGCGGTTACGTGGCTTTCCTTGGCCGTACCGATCTTGGGCTTGGCGGAATTGTGACTCAGGTAGGCGATGTACTCCTCCTCTGGGTCATTTCGCGCCTCGTCGTTAACACGACCAATAGCCTCGCTGTCGAGAACCTTACTATTAATAGCGATGGTTTCTCCGAACAGTTCGCCGTCGACTGGGCTGGACTCTTCTTGAATTTTCTGCAATTTCGCCGCGGCGTCGGTGCCGAGGTTTGTGGCCGCGCTGGTATCCAGCCCGGCCGATCGCATAGCTTCAAGCAGTTTGTTTATCTGCGCCAGCACATCCTTATCGAGCCCGGTGTCGATTTCTTCTTTGTCGGCTTTCTCGGTATCAAACTCGGCCGCATCGTCTTCGTCATATTCGTCACGCGCGTGATCTTCATCGGCGCGCAATTTGTCGAACGCTTTGCCGGCAGCCGAGCGGGCCATGGCTGCCGCGAAACCGGCCGGACTGACGCTGCGGCGATTAAGCACATCACTGACAGCTTTTTCAGCGGCTTTTTTGGCACCTACTGACGTTAGTGACGCCAGCGCGCGGAGCAACTGATTAATAGTGTCATCGTAATGGTACCAGCCATAATTAGCCGGGTCGAACCGTCCGCAATTATTTGCAGCGTGCGCTGTACCTGCCCGTGCGGTCTTGTGCGCCTTATCGAGTGTTGCCGTTGAGCGCGCTCCCGCCGCAGCGGCCGCGTGCTTTGCAACTTCCGTTTCGGCGTGTTTCAGCCGCACTATGGCCTGCTCCAGCGTAGCCAGAATGTTTGCCATAATGCCGTCGGCCGAAGATTTAATAGCGCCGGCAACATTTGCTGGCGCGAGATCGGCCTTGACCTTGTTCACCCGTTCTTGCTCCGATTCGGCTCGGGCGCGTGCCTCTGCCAATCGCTTACTCATATCGGCCAGCGAGTCCGCAACTGCTTTCTTGAGCGCGTCACGCTGGGCCTTGGCAACCTTCGCGGCTTTTTCAGCCAACGCCTCGACCCGTTCTTTTAACGCCTGCGCTTCCGCCAGCGACATCTCATGCTTTTTGCCGCACTCAGCCAGCATGGCATCGAGATCGGGCTTCATGCCCGCGCTCTGCATCGCACCCACGGCTTGCGGCCGGGACTGGGCGAGATAACTCATATTGGCGCGAATCGCAGTCATCTGCCGCCGGGCGTTTTCGGCCACTGCTGGGTTTTCGCTTTTTGCGGCTTCCAGCATTTCCGACATACGCTCAATTTCGGCGGACAGTTTCTTTAATAACTGCTCCAGCGAACTAGTCCCACGCAACTTATCGCTTAATTCATCCGTCTTCAGGTCGGCCGCGGTCTGCTCCTGCCGAGACTTCTCAGACGCCTCGTTTGACGTCATAAGCGACGCCGCAAACTTCTCAAGAAAATCCTTGAGATCCGAGTCGCCGCTGCCGGCTGCTTTTTGCGCTGCCTGCGCCTTATCCAGCATCTCGTTCAACGCAGCTTCCATTTCGCCCGGTACAGCCGCGCTGTCTGCGGCCAGCGCGCCGCGGATGTCGTTGACCAGCGCCCGGCACGTCGACAGCAGGTTATCCATTGAAACCTCGTCGCCAAGATGCTTGGCGGCCAGATCCTCGAACACCTTGTCGATTGCAATCGGCTCCTCGTCCGCCAACATGTTGTATCCCAACTTGCTGACAACCGACTCGGCCGAAAGCGCCGCTGCCTCAAGATTAGCCTTGACCGCCGCAAACTTCTTGGCGTGTCGAATAAAGTACGGCGCAAAACCGCCCCAATTCAACACGACCTTTCGCCGCGCCAGCCGCATTAACACGCTCTTAGCCAGCATGCCGGCCAGATACTCGTCAACCGCGGTCTCCGACATTCCGTGAAGTTCTTCCGTAGTCATTTTCGCCATGTCGCGGGCACCCGGGCGAACGAATTGCGCCGCGATTTTTACGCCGGCTAGATGCGCGCCAGTACTGTTAATCTTGTCGATGACGTCCGTCGCAATGTCCTGCGCCATCTGCACACGCAGCAGCACAAAACCAGTCAGGGCGTCAACAACAGCGTCCTCGTCTTCCGTTGTCGCTGCAGCCAGCAACGAGTCCGGAGACACGAACACGACCCGCTGCTTTTCGTCGTTCAGTTTGGCGACAGTGCCGTTGTTGTCGGCACCCGAGCTAAACTGCACGGCGAATTCGTTCTTAATTCCGGTTGACTTATCCACGATCGTATTTGCACTGCGCGTTAAATTACGCAGGGCGCGAATTGCTCGGTTCGTGGCCTCGTTGTCGCCACTACTGGAAGAATAACTCCGGCTGAACGCAGACCGGAACAGGCTGGACGGCGAATAGTCGGCGTGCTTGCCGTAACGGAAACTGTTCTTGCGATACCAGTGATCTTCTGAGTCGTCGAACGCGTCGTCATACCGGTAACTGCCGCCGCCACCGCCGCTGAACTTGCCGTTCCAACCAAAACCGCCATACTCGTCGCTGGCAAATTCGTCTTCAACAGCGTCGTCGTTATTACCGCGATAGTTCGGATTTGGGCGGGGACCGGAGGACTTCTTAGTCTCTTCCGGGCCGTTGCCCTCATCGTCGTAATCATGCCACAAGGACTTCCACTGCTTTGCCATTAATTAGGCTCCGGTATTGGCCGCGGCGGCTTGTGCCGCCATGAGATCGCCGAACTTGCCCTGAATCAGGCTCTGAACCTTCACCCGCTCGCTGTCGTCGTCACCGTCCGGAGAGAAGTGGTTCGTGATAGTGAACTGCAGGGTATCCACACCACCAAGAGCGAAATCGTGCGCTGCCGCCAGCAACTGCCGAGTAGACAGGCTCTCCGTCAGCGTAGCCGACAGACCCGTGGCGTCCTGACGAACCTTGTTCGCCATCTGGACAAGCCGGGTAGCAATGTCCTTATCGACGCCCGTGCGGTTCATCAGCAACTTGATTTCGTCCTTCTCGCCCAGATAGGTCAGTTCCACGGCGCGCGGGAAGCGGTCGCGGATGGCCCGGTCGAGCGATGAGGTGCCGGTATAACCCGCGCCCTCGTTCATCGACGCAAAGAACACAGTCTCCGGTCCGACGATGATCTTGTCGCCACGCTCTTCGAGGTACGTGAAGCGACGCGCGTCAAGGATCGGCATCAGGGTGTTAAGCAGGTTAGGGTTGGCGCGATTCAACTCGTCGAGCAGAATCACGTGGTTGCCAGCCTGCACGGCGCGGACGAACTGGCTCTCGTGCCAGTACACCGTACCGTTCTTTGCCGTCTTGTAGCCGAACCAGTCGCGGGCCTCGCGAAGGTTGGCGCAGTCCATAATCAGCAGCGGCCGGCCCAGCCGCGCCGCGAACTGGATCGCCAGTTCAGTCTTGCCGCAGCCGTGTGGGCCGATCAGGTTTACGTTCTGCGGGCACTTCTTGCTGGAAGCTTCCAGAATTTTAAACAGACCCTCAACCTGCTTGTTAATAACGTAGGTCTTGTCCTGCTTCGGGTAGAACACGCCGTGCTCGCCATTATCGTCCGCCGGTTCGTCTTCTTTGCCCACGACGTTCAATTTGGGCGTATTGCCAGACATCCTGGCAAAGCCATAACTGACTTCTTCTTCCTTTTCGGCCGTGGCCGCTGGGGTTGCCAGTGTAGCCTCGGCCGGCACGGCTGTAGCCTCGGCCGGCACGGCGCCGGTGTAGAACCAGCCGTAGCCGCGGTCGTTCATGATGGCGTTAACAGTACGCCGCAGCGTGCCGAACGCCAGTCCGGCCCGATCGCACCAGTCGTCCAGCCGGTCGTCGCGGCGCGCAGGCTCCCAGTCGTCGACCAGCGTCGTGACTAACTGCATAGCCTTACTGCCCGCATGTCCGCCATCCGTAAGTACATCGCGCATTGCAACCAGCGCGCTGTACAGCACATTATCGGGCGTGGGCGCGGTATCGGTCTTGGCCGACTCACCATTATTTGTCACATAATTCTTCACCTCGGCCGCGGTTGCAAAATCGGCAACCTTTTCGGCGGGCACGAGGCTGGCGGAGATCTCAGCGCCATGCAGTTCGATCATAGTGTGGTGCTTGGCCGGGCGACCGCGGTTGCTGGGCATGAAAGCGATCAGTTCCCGGGTCGTGTCGTTGAAGTACGCGTACATTTACTTTTTCCTTGTTTTGTAATCTTGTAGGGCACAAATAACGGTGTGTTCGAAATGCTCTGGCGTGACATAGTCCACGCCGTTGAAATAGTTCAAAACATACATAGCCGCGGCTTTATCAAACATGTTCTTAAACGGGGCGGCTCCGTTATACGCGTCAATCCGATACTCAGTTACGTCATGTAGCGTGATGACCTCGGGAATCGCGATCACGTCCTTGTACTCCTCCCGCAGTTTCAGAATTGCGTCGAGGGCCTCTAGGATGCGTTCTTTGTCGGCAGCGTGTTCTTCGGGCGTGTACATGGTGTGGCGCTGGGCGCCGAACCTGAAATGCCGCGGCAGGAGGCCGCGGAAGGGGCACCAGCCAGCATAGCTGATGCAAAAGACGTAGCCAGCCGTCGCGTGCTGGCCGCGGAGATTGCGCTCACGCGGCCAGCAGCGGGGTTGGTTTGAGCCTGCTTAGTTGTGCAGGACGGTCTCAATCTTGCGGAACATCGCCAGCGCGTCAGCCGCCGACTCAAACGAGCCGTCGCACGCCGCAATGAACGCCTTGGCGGCGTTCAGTTGCTTCCACGGCAGTTCCGTGGTTGTCGCCGCTGTCGCACGAACCTTCGGGGCTTGCTGCCGCGGCTGCGCCTTTGGCTCGGCCTTGGCAGACTTGAGGGCGGCACGACTCCGCTCTTCGCTGGCAGTAGCCGCTACGGCCTTACGCGGGCCGCGCGCCTTCTGGCTGATGCCAGCCTTCTTCAGCAGTTGCGACACCTGCGCGGGGCTGACCGTGATCCGGCGCTTGGCGAGCGCGTTAACGATGTCAACACCGCGGAGGGAATCACCAGACGCCTTACGAGACGCAATTTCGTCTCGGACGTAATCCGAGATGCTTTTCTTTTCTGCCATTTTCTTCACTACCTTTGTTGGTGTGTCAGCCGCACTGGCCTTCACAGGAACTTCGTCGACGTCCACCGCGGAGTCGACATCGCTGTCGTCAGCAACATCGCTGACGGCGGCATCATCGTCGCCGTCCTCGGCTTCAAACTCGTCATCGTCTTCGTCGGCGTCGTCGTCGTCTTCGTCGTCGTCGCCAGAAGCCTCGACAGTTGAAACCTCGTCGTACACATCGTCTGCGGATTCCTCGTCAATAAGCTCAGCATCAGTGGGCTCGTCTTCTTCGAGTTCCGCGTCGACATACGAGTCGATCTTGTCTTTATCTGGCAACATCCGTGCGGCCTTTCCCTCTTCTGTTGTGGCTGTAGGCTTGCCGGGTGCGCGCGGAAGCGGTTTACCCCACAAGTTTGCAGGACTGACTATTTCGCCAGTCTCTACCTTTTTTGCCATTGCTTTTCTCCTTCGTGTTCGGCGTTGGAACCACTCCACACACTGAACAAGTTCACAATACGTTGTCAAAACCGAAAAACAAGACCCCGGCAATTTTTTTTATTGCCGGGGCCTGAACGATTGAAATTAGCGATAAATATCCGGCTACTTGGCCGGATTTAGCTCAGCTTGGCCAAACTTAGCGCAGCCTTAAGCGCCTCGATATCTGGCGAGATCGGTGTCAGGCTATGAACTGTTTCCGCCGCGCCTTGCGTTGCGATTGGCGGGGCGGAGCAATTCGCGCCGCGGAGCGTGCCGTTATTCAGCTCTGGCCATTTCTCCAGCGAATGAATTGCGCCCAGTACATTCCACGCGGCGTGGGCGAGGTGATCCTCGGCTCGGTCGCCGCCGAGAAAATTGTAAATATGCGCAATCGCATGATTTAGCAGATCTGTCACGGGCATACCGTTTTCCCAATTACATGCGCCAAACTTTTCAGCCCCTTCGGCATACGTCTTGGCTAGCGCGCGCAGGCCGATGGGTGTGATCAAATCGTAGCGGATCTGATCGCAATCAGCGCTGCGTACCGCACCGGTGTCGTACTCATGTCGTTCCTGTGCCATTAGCGTCGCTTTCTGCGTTAAAAGAGAAATAGAACCGAGGAGCGTCGAGAAACATGAGCGTGCCGCGGCGGCGATCGGCGTGCCTGATGACATGAATGTACGGCGGATCAAAATGGGAAACGGCAAAAACGCCGCCAATTTCTTGATCGTTCCAGACGCTGTCAGGGTAGTGCGCCTCTAGTGCTGCGCGCGCTTCGCCGGAGTCCAGATGCCCGTACTGCGACTGCAGGATATCGACAAGGGTCTGGTTATCGCCGGCAACTGGAATGGTTACCGTTAGGTCATCACTGGGCAGATTGCTCATTTTGTTCCGGGTGTTTGTTTAATTGATTGAGTTCCTCAACGCGGCTTTTAACGCGGCGGTCGAGTTCGCCTAAATACTGCTCGACCACGTTGACCTGCCCAAACAAGTCTTTTTGGACTTCGACATTAAAGGCAGCCAAGCGTTTGAGCAGCAGCGTCAGGCTTGGCAGGTACGGCGGTTGCGGATTACGCAACTGCAAAAGCCCGGGCGGCATATTTTCCGGCTGATTGTTCCACAGCGGCACAATCGCGATGCCGTGGAGTTCTGGAATGCTTTGCAGAATGTTTTTAGAGAACGCCTCAACGAATTGAACAAATTGGGCGTCAAAGGGCAGGCGCGGCTCTTCTTCATTTGCCGGCGTCTGTTCCGTGTCCATGCGATCCTCCAAATGGGTCTGGAATATATCTCATGCGGTCGGGCAGAAGACCGTCTACGATATTGCCCAGCCGCGTTGCAGCCAGTCCGTAGACGAACACCCGAACGACCGCGGCAATCGTACCACCGAACCAGTCTCCTGCCAACAGTGCGAAGAACAGGTAAATCGGCGCGTGGTAGCTCTTGCAAAAAGGGCAGTTCAGCAATTCAAGCAGCCGCCCTTTTAGCGACTCTGGCGGCGTGATGTCCTGCACGGCTTGGGTGTACGCCCGCGCTGTGTCAAAGATTGAGCCCTTGTGCCAGACTTCGATGACGGCTCCGGCTGCAAAAACTACGGCCACGAAATCTAGTGCGCTAATCATATGTCACCTGCGCTTGTTGCGGTTGTGCTTGCCGCGGCTTTCGCCACGCCCAATGGCGTTCACAGACACCAGCATGAAATAACCGGCCACGAGCACCGGGATAATTCCGCCGCTGCCCATGACGGGAGCACAGACAAGCGCCGCAAGCAGAAATAAACCGAAATAAAGAACAAATGCGTTGTTAAGAGTGTTCATGTAGCATACTTGTCGCCATACGGCCATTCTTGCGTTCGGCCTGTATCGGTAACCGGATTCCCATTTGCACAGTAATTGGGATTTGGGTACGGCGGGCTGAGCGTCAGATTGTGCACAGCGTTGTCTGACAAATTAACCTGCAATCCCGGACCGCGTGGGGCGTTCGGAAAAGAAGGCTGCCGCCGTTCTTGGTAAAGTCTTGCACTTCGACTGACTTGCGCCATAGTGGGCTCCTGTGTAAACAACGCGGGGCGGGGCACCCTTCAGTATACCCGCGCCCGCGCTGTAATCGTTCGTTAGCGCTGTCGAGTACAGGCCCCGTACAGCAACAAAATGATTCCGATGACAATTTTGCACGTACCGCGTAGAATGCCGGCGATACCGAAAAAGGCAAACCGGACGAGCATGTTTATGCCCTCTTCGAGCCATTGCAACTCGTTGTCATCAGGACCGGGTCGATACGAACGATTGAAACCACGTTTACCCATATGGCACCAGAAGAAATAATGCGGGATGGTAGCCCGCACGAATCACCAGCCCTTGAAATTCCTAACACGGGAATCAAAGGACTGGTCAATGAACTACTGTCTGTCGACACGTCAGATCCAGAGTCCGTTAAAGAACGAACCGCGATACTGCGTGAGTTAGCCAGTAAGTATGCGTTCCCGTCGTTGGAACCAATTTTGCCGCTTGTATTGAATCTTAATGGACGCCCGTACAGTCTAAATAATCACTACCCTTTTTCGCCCCTTTTCCGCGTTTTAACACCCAAGAATCAGGTGTGGAAAACAGGGCGTCAATTATCAAAAAGTCTGGTCATTTGTTCAACACACAAAGTGTTGCTAGCAAATGGTCGGCGAATTCGGGGCGATGAGCTTAAAATTGGCGACTTTGTTCTCGGTATCGACAACCAGTACCGCACGAAAGTTGTACGCGTTCTCGACACCGCGCGGCACTCAGGAAAGCACGTCTACCGAGTTACGACGCGAACGGGTGCCGTGATCGAACTGGCCGACACGCATCCATTACTCAAAGTCAGCGGCTGGACAACCGGTGCGAACTTACGGGTTGGCGACCGCGTCTGCGCAGTGCGTAAAGGCGGCACGTTCGGCGATCGACGCGTGGATCGTGATCGCATCATCATCACGGCGTATCTTATCGGTGACGGATGCGTGACTAACGCAATTAATATTACAACAGACAGCGCTGAAGTGATAAACGAGGTGAACGGGGTAATCACGCGTGTGCAGGGTAGCCCCGCTACGTTTGTCAGCAAAGTCAAAACGAATGCCGTACGTATCGACATCTCAAAGAGTCGTGGCGGTGTGATTCGCGGCTGGCTGGAAGAAGACAGGCTGTACGGTAAAAACGCGTTAGAAAAAAGCCTGCCCGATTGGGTTTTTGATCTGTCGCGCGGTGACGCCGCGCTGTTTTTGAGCCGCTTATGGGCAACGGATGGTATGATCCGCCCCGCTAGCGGCAAGCAGCGGGCGCCAGCGATCACATATTGCACTATATCGCGAGATCTGGCGTTTGATATCAAAGCGATGCTGTTAAAGTTCGGCATTCCGGCCACAATCAAAGTCCGACCAACTGGTTACCGCGATAAAAACGGCGCACGCGTACACTGCAACGATGCGTACATCGTGCACGTCGAAACAAGAGATGGCTGGCGTCGTTTTCTTGATGAATTCCAAGTGCCGGGAAAACCGCCTGTAGTGCTGCCTGAAGCGGTTGAAAACAACAACCGCGACACCGTGCCGCTGGAAGTTCGCGAATTAATCAGCGAGATTGCCGAGAGTATTCGCTGGGCGCAAAACGGCAAATCTCTTTTGAGCGGCGGTCTGCGTCTAAAACCCAAGCACGCGTTGACCCGCGCCAAACTCAAAAAGTACATTGAGCATTTTCGAGAACATTGTCCCGAACATCCAAAACTTTCAGAACTAGAGCGGCTCGCAAGTCCGGATATTATTTGGGACAAAATCGAAAAGATCGAGCCGCTGGGCGTGCTGCCGTGCTGGGACATCGAAGTCAGCGGCGAGCACAATTACGTCGTCGACGGTATTGTAAATCACAATTCAACCTCGCTCGCGGCGCACGGCATCGTGGTGGCGAACTCGATTCCGTTTTTCAAGACTCTGTACGTTACGCCGTTGTACGAGCAGATCCGCAGATTCTCGAACAACTACGTGCGCCCATTCATTGATCAGTCGCCCATCAAGTCGCAGTGGGCGGGGAGCGATACTGAGAATTCTGTATTGCAGCGCAGCTTTAAGAACAAGTCGTTAATGCTGTTCTCGTTCGCGCTGCTCGACGCAGATCGTGTCCGCGGTGTGTCTGCTGACCGTATCGCGCTTGACGAAATTCAAGACATGGACCCGGATCATATTCCAATCATTCAAGAGACGATGAGTTATTCACGCTATGCCATTAGCCATTTCACAGGAACGCCAAAATCCGTAGATAACCCGTTAGAGGGGTTATACAAACGTTCATCGCAGGCTGAATGGTTTATCCCGTGCCGCTCTTGTAAGTATTGGAACATTCCATCTATCGACCATGACCTCGACGCTATTATTGGCCCGTTTAATATTCACATTAGTGAAAAGAATCCGGGCACAATTTGCGCGAAATGTCGCAAGCCTATCAGCCCGCGGCACGGACGTTGGGTGCACAGGCACCCTGATCGCCGCTGGCAGTTCGCCGGATATCACGTGCCGCAGTTAATTCTGCCGTTGCATTTCTCAGATCCCGAGAAATGGAACACGCTGCTGCTCAAGCGCGAAGGCTACGGCAACATGACGCAGGCGCAGTTCTACAACGAAGTTTTGGGCGAGTCTGTTGACGCCGGGCAGAAATTGATCAGCGAGACAGAACTGCGCGCGGCGTGTTTACTCGACTGGGAGAACAAGAAAGAACCTAACCCAAAATGCTTCCAACACCTGCAGGAGTACAAACATCGGATTCTGGCCATCGACTGGGGCGGCGGTGGCGAAGAGGGTATCTCGTTTACTGTCGTAGCCGTACTTGGTTTTCGGCCGGACGGCACTATCGATGTTATTTGGTCGAAACGCCTGCTGATCGGCGGCGACCATCTGGCCGAAGCCATTGAGTGCATGAAGTGGTCGAACACGTTTAATTGCGATTTTGTCGCGCACGATTACACCGGTGCCGGCACGGTCCGCGAAACAGTCATGGTGCAGGCTGGCTTTAATTTAGACCGGGTGCTGGCTCTGCGGCTTGTCCGGTCGGCCGCGCAGGACTTGATGATTTACAAGCCGCCGACGCCGATTAATCACCGGGCCCATTACAGTCTTGATAAGACCCGGTCGTTGCTCTACACCTGTCAGGCGATTAAGTTAAAACAGATCAGGTTCTTCCAATACGATTGGGCGTCGCAAGACTCGCCCGGACTTATCGCCGACTTCTTGGCGCTGGTGGAAAACAAAGCCGAGTCTCGTATGGGCGGCGACATTTATACAATCACGCGAAATACGCTGCTCAGCGATGACTTCGCGCAGGCTGTCAATATTGGCTGTGCCGCCGCGTGGCACATTAACGACGCGTGGCCCAACTTCGCGCAGTTAGCCGGCATTGGCCGCGTAACGGAACGGGCCGTTGCCGCCCAGACACCGGGCGAAGACTGGGCCGACGACGCTATTGGCAGCGGCTACTTCCAATACTAATCAGCCGTGGCTGGAATGATTTCCAGATGGTCTGGCGGGCAGATGCACGACAGGTTGCGGCCGTTATCCCATTTGACCATGACCTGCGTCATGCGATCTTGGCCCCACGGCATATCGTTAACGCCAACGACGGTGCCGGTCGTGCCAACCGGAATAGGCTCGGGGTCGTTAGGCATGAAAACCATCTGCACGCGGTCACCGGCTTTTCCATGAAACGCCATCATCCGAGCCTCCAGCAGTAGTCGCGCACCAGAGCGCGCAGGTCGTTTATTTCCCGCACAGGACAGGCTTCAATCGCGTCCACAACGTTACATGCCGCATGATGTAGCGCCATTGCCGCTCTGCCGCAGCCGGGATCAGAACCGTGCAGCAGTTCCCAGCCGCTGGGTGTGCGGGGAACCTCTGGCTGCGTACCGCGGCTGGCGCGGTCAATAAGAATTTGAAATACAGTGTCAGGCTCGGTGTCACTGGCGCCGTACTTTTTATGCTTTGTGCGGCATTTTTCGAAGTCGGCAATATAAGACTTAATTGTCTTCATCCGCGTCGAGATCGTAATCGACTTCTTCGCCGTTTTCGATTTGCTTTTGGATACGGTCATTTAACTTTTTCCCTTTTTCACTGACTTGAAAACAAAAATCATTTCGTTTCTCGTCAAATGAAACGTCAAACAACTCAAGTCCCGCACCAGCATTCAGCACGTTAGACAGAATGCGTTGCATGAGCGCGGCCATGACGATTCGAATCTGCCGCGCAGCCTCTTCAGGCGTGTCACCGCCGATGGCGTACGCGTCTTCAGTGATCACAGCATGTTCTTTAACGATATTTTCAGTTTCGGCCAGCGTAAGAAATTTCTGTTTGTCTTCTAGCGTCGCGTTTACAGCGCCGGCCGGCGGCATGCCGCTACGGTGCGCAACAAAACGGTCAAATAGTGAAATCGCCTCATCACGCAGCATTTCAAGCGTGGCAGCGATACGGCCGTCAAACTCCGGTTCGTCAGTCACTGACCACCTCCTGCAGCCGGGCGGCAGCCACGGCTGCGTCATAGACGCCCTTGGCGAGAATACGCTCGCGGGTGGCGTTGCGCAACTGCTCAAGATAATCGGTGTAGGCCGGGTCAGAGGCCGCCGCGGTCTCGGCCGAACTGAACGAATGGGGCTTGCCGGTCAACTTGTTCTCGCCGGCCATAAGTCGCTCGATCACCTGCATCTTGACGTTGTGCCGGTTGTCCTCGTACGCCATCTCAGACATTACGGCATCGGCGAGCCGGCCCGAGGCTTGGACGATGTTGTTTACGAAGTTAGGCATGAATTCTCCAAAAAGTTAGTTGTTAAAACGTGACTGGTTTATTCGTAATCGCGCCAGTCATACTGCGCCTGTTGTTCTTTAATTGTTGGAATACGCCGCGGAAACTTCTCCGGGTGGCACAATTGGCACCGCGCCCGGCCGCAGCCTGAGCAGCGGATAGATTTGCGGAAACGGCCCGCATCGGGCAGGAACCGCGTATCCGCCGGGTCAAGCCAGCCTGCGATCTGCTTATACTTTTTTACGCGACTGTCGATGATGTGCTTTTCAGCGTGGTATCTTTTCATACTGTGATTGTAAAACAGGGGGCGGCTACGTTAATAACCGCCCCCTGTTTAATTTATGTAATTCCGAGCCTGCCGTGATTTGCCGAGCCACTCCCGGCCTCTCCTCGCCCTGCCTAACCCTGCCTGCCGTGTCTATGCGTCTGCGCGCGCCGGCATTCCCCGCCTAGCCTGTCCACGCCTGCCATGTCTAAAGCCCATCCGTACCGCGCCGTGCCGAACCCAGCCATGCCATTCCTGCCATGTCTATCCCGGCCGGGGCGCTCCCGGCCTTGCCATACCTCGCCTGCCGAGCCTATCTGGCCGCGTCGAGACGAGCCGTGCCTAGCCTGCCTTGCCGAGCCAAACCCTACCAAAGCGCGCCTTGCCTGTCCGTGCCTGCCATGTCTAAGCGACACCGATCCTCACCAAAGCATGCCGTGCCTTGCTCTGCCTGCCTCGCCATGTCGCTGCTCGCGCGTCCACGCCGTGCCTTACCCAGCCTGCCGATCCGAACCAAGTCTTGGCTATCCACACCTCACCGCTCGTCGCCCCGCCTCGCCGTGCCATACCTGCCAAGCCAAAACGACCCATGCCTAGGCATGCCGAACCGAGCAGCGTCATTCCACGCCTGCCGATCCGCGCCGTGCGTAGCCGAGCCTAGCGTTGCCCTGCCAAGCCTGCCGTGTCTAAATATTTAAGCCCGAGCGGCGCGACGTGTTGGCCGCCTGCTGGCGTTGCGGGCGACGCGATCTAAAGCCGAGAACACAGGCGCCAATTCGCGCAGCGATTCATACTTGCGCCGAACTCGCTGCAACTCGTCGATCGCCTGTTGCAATAACTGAGCACGCATGTCGGCGTCGCTCATGACGTCTGTGAGCGCCCGGTAGCCGAGGCCGCTGCGTCGGTCTGAAACAAGCGACACATACACGGGAACGCGAACATTGCCGTTGGGCGTTTCGACGATGTCTATGTTCAGTCGGATGATATTTCGTGCCTGCACTAGCCGAAACTGATGCGCCGCTTCTGTATCATCCCACTCAAACTCTGCGTGCAACGCGGTGTTTTTATTGCGCGCAAATTCGACAACGGCTTCGGGCGGAAGATTGCCGTTGTGCTTTTGAAAAATCTGCGTCAGTTCTTCCTTGATGGAAGACATTTGCCGTTTACGCCCCATAACATTTCTCCTTGTTAAATTAACCCTTCACGCACTCGAAATGACCCCAGCCCATACCGCACGAATTGGGCGAATCTGCGCGGCCTTCGCCGATTCCGACTTGCATACCAGCGCGCAGCATGAGATTGGCAATGTCGGCCGGCGTGAACATGTCGGCATCAAAACGCACGCGGACCTTGGCCTGCCACTGCTCAAACATCGCTCGAACACGGATATCGGCAACGCCGGTCGCGTTGCGAACGGTGTGCTCGACGTGCTTCGGCTTGGCGTCTACCAACTTACCCTTGCCGTCATTGTACAACCGGATGAGCGGCGTGCCTTCGACAGCGTCGAAACCGTCGGCCTCGACGAAAATAGCCTTCTTCGCCTTGGTCTTGTGATAGCCCACGACCACGCAGGAGTCAACCAGCGCGTTACGAAGGGCGCTGGCTGGGATGCCACACCAGCCCTTGGTTGAGACGTGCTGGGCTTCCTTGAAGTTCGCATCGAAGTCCTTGGCTTCGCGCTTCTTGCCCTTGGCGGCGGTCGAGCCGGCAGCCTGCTTCTCGCGCATCATTTCGCGCGCCTTCTTGCCGAACGCCAACTGCACGTACGGCGCCGTGCCGCGGATTGTGATCTCCACGGTCTTGAAGTTGGGCGCTGTGATCGTCACGCCCACGCGATCAGCAATTGCCAAATCGCCCTTATCGTCATCGGGGCCGAGGTGCTCTTTGGCGGCAGTCTTTGTCGTCTTGGCCTTGGCTTGCGTCTTCTTCGAACCCTTGAGCATGGTTGCCATGTCTTTTCCTTTGTTAGTTATTGTTAAAAACACTCACATACGCAAACTAATTGTGTAAATAAAAAACCCGCGGCAATCATGCCACGGGTTTAAACTGCATACAGTAAGTTAACTGTGTGTTTGTTTACGGCTCGCACAGCAGCACGCTTTTGCAGCCGCAGCGCTCGGCTATCTTGACCACGTTCTTGGCGTAGACTGCGACGTGCTTAGCTCTATCAATAAATCCGGCCGTAAGCAATGCTTGCAAGCCTAGCGCGGCATATCCCCGCTGTCGCAGTTCCGGATCTGTGAAGCACTCGATAGTCTGGGCCATGATCGTCTCGCCCTTGAATCGTTCCGGCCACAGCCGGCTCCCGACCCACGCGACGAGCAGGCTGTTGTGCCAGATCAGCGCAATGGCCATCTCCGGGTGCGGTCCGGGCTCTGGCGTGAGGTAGCGTTTTTCCAATTCTCGCTGAATGGAACTCGTGCTACCGGAGTCAGGCCACGACAGCCGGCTGTAGATAGCCGTCGCGTCGATCAGGCTCAACTTGTTAATATCGCGGATCTTGATCGTAAACTCGTTCATGGCAACACCTCCGTGTGTGCCATGATTTTAACAGTTTAAAAGCCCCCAGAAGGAATCAAACCTTCATCCGCTGATTACAAATCAGCCGCATTATCATTATGCTATGGGGGCGTTTTTGCGGGCCATTTAAACTGTTTAGCGGTTTTACGTTGTAACTACAACCTAAATTACAAATCAGCAATTACTTAAAGTAACCAAACACCCGCACCATCTGCGCGTCGAGGAATTGTACCTTGGGCCGGTAGAATTCGGCAGTGTGGTGCACGGCTACCGATTCGCCCTCGTCGTCGTTGCCGAGAATCAACCCGTAGCCCGCGAGCGGCTGTGGGTAGTCCTTGAGCATGAAAAATTTCGTGTCCTTGGTGACTTTGAGCAGACCCTCATCGTCCACGAATACGTCGTCGTTGTCGTGTAGCCGCACCAGCGTAAAACAGTCAGCCTTAATGTGGTCATAGATCTGCTTATAGTCGCCGTTGTACTCGACGTTTGTGACTTCTTCTTTGTACGGGTCAATGAGCACTGCCTGCATGTTCTTTCTCCACGGGCCAAATGTACGGTAGGTCGATGGGCTCCATCCATCCAAACTGCGAATAAAAGCGATAGTCCTTGCGTAACAAATTGCTGCGGTGGCTGGCGTGCAAGTCATAGTCGCCAAACCATGGCGGATAGTCCACGCGCGTTACTGTCGGCCGCAGCACGCCGTAGCAGGCCATGAACTGCGCGAGCAGCGTGTCGCGAAAGCCACGCCGGCGCCATTCTCGGCAAACCACGATGGAGTATGCCGCGAGGGCAATCTCATGGCCAGCCCACATGCGCACGGCTGGGTGATTGCGCCACTTCGAACCGCCGGGCGTTGGCGTATGGTCGCCAATTGGCACACCCAAACACAACAAGATCTGTTTGCATTCGACCCGTTGTTTGCCGAGTCGTTTGTTATCAAGAACTGCCGCCGAATGTTTAAATCTCGGTAGCGGCAGAAATGTTTGCATGACACCTATTCGTCTATGTTGAAATTGTCCTCGTACGCTGGGTCGTCGTCCTCATCGTCGTCATCGTCCCAGTTAAACGCGGCGTCGTCAGCGTCGTCGTCTTCGTTTTCGTAATCTTCGTCCTCGTAGTCTTCGTCGTCTTCATCTTCGTCGTTGTCGTCGGGGATGTACCAGTCGGTTTTATGGCCGCTGTCGAAATCAAAGTCGTCCTCGTCGTCGTCATCCTCGTCGTCGACAAATTGCCATTCCTCTTCGATGAAATCGTCGTCGAGATCATCGTTTTGATTGAACGGCTGGCGGTCTGAGTTATACCGGTTTCGACGACGCTTCATTTATTCACCCAATTTCACGACTAGATGACAAATCGCAATCTTCCCAGAATTGATCGCACCACCGCGTATCGACGAGTATGCCGGGCAGGTTGTGGATGGTTTCCTCTCCGGCGTACACACCGGCAGCAAGCATTAAGTCTATAATTGCCAGCCAGTTCGGTGGAATATTTTTACAGGCGGCAAGATAGTTGTCGATAGCCCTGCGGTTTAACCACCAGTGGTCTTTGCGGCGCAGTACGTAATTACTGGCCTGATCGCGCCGGCGTGGTCTGGGAATAATCGCTATTTTATCGGCCTGAACGGCTCTGTTAATTTCCCGCATAATGGCTTTGTGCGCGTCTGCGGGGGTCGTTAACTGATTTAAGGCTTGGGGTAAATGAAACGTGGCGTCGTAGGTTTCCTGCAGCCATTTATGGATGTCCTGCAGCACACCTGTCGTTAAATGTTTATTTTGCGCGGCGAAACTCATCCGCATTTTGAGCAGCCGCTGAATATAACCCGGCAGCACATACTGCAGCGCCGAGAAATCGGTATCGGGCGGCGGCGCGACACCGACAATGCTCTGCCAACCGTAGCCGACACCCACCGCCGCAGCATCTTCGGTCATGCGTACGACGGCCGCCTGATTGTGGCATTTGCTCAAGGCGGCATTGAACAGGGTGTCGTTAAACGCGCTAGAGGCAAAGACCGGCCATGATCTTTCCCGGGTCGCGGCGTCCAGAAACCGGCCGGCGTCGTATTTGCGTAGCGCCGATGTCTGGACGTGCTCGCAGTTCAAGGCAGCCCCGATCTTGGCCGCGGTATTGAACGCCGGGCCGCAAATGATCGTGCCTTCCGGGTCTTTGCGCAGAATGGGCGCAATTAATGCCGCAGTGACAGACGAGAACACATTCCAGACAAACGCGTTTTGCGGACTAGTCGTTAAAAACTGCCGAATGCTGATCGGCGCCACGAGCACGGGTTCCGGAAAACTGGTCTTTAACCGCTTGTTGGGCAACGTTGGTGTTTCGGTGATTTCGCCACTATTCGTGATGCCGTACGCACCAAGCCGAAACGTATTTGTTTGTTCGTCCCAGCCGATCTTGGACGACACGACTTCGAGCGCTGGTGGGTGCAACTGCATGGCCAGCAAATGGCTCTTGGGGTTCCAGTGCCGGTCGTAGGTGATCAGTTTGCCCAGCGGCGCCATGTGCGCGAACGCGTACGCGAGCAGCCCCATCCGTTCAATCTTTTCGGCGCTGTCGGTAAATTCGTAAACCTCTTCGCCGACGTAGATCTGCCCGCCGTACATTTTTTCGCCATCATCGTCTTGCAAAATCTTGGTAATGACGGGCCGCGCGTTGCAGATTTGCTGGCCGACTTGCGTCCACCATTTGTTGTCGCGCTCGATCAGCGTCCACCGCCGGAAGATCTTGGTGGGTGCTGCCGGTGCCAGTTTCACGGTGTCGAGCACTTTTTCGGCAAACCTGGTCGAAAACTTATCGGCGTGTTTGTTGAAAAACATCTGCAGGCGGTCAACCGAAATTCGGAGCCGGGTAGCGAACGCAAACGCCGTAAGTTCGCTGGATGCGGTAAGCGTGTTAAGGAGGTTCGACTGCCACGTCTCGGCGACGGCCTGAAGCGCCGCCAGCCGGACCAGATTGTATTTAGGCTTTTTTTGCGTGTACTCGTTTTTGTCCAACGGGGCAATACATACGTAGCCCTTGGCCGTGCAGGCTTGGCTGACAAGCTCAGGCGTGCTGACGCGGCCCTGAAACAATCGGGTGGTCGGATAAAAGGACTGCCAGTTCTGGCCGTAACTGGTGGCTTCCGGCCCGCTATAACTGGCGGCCAGCGGCAAGAACGGCAGGCCGTATTTTAGTTGCCGACACTGGGCCGAAAGTGCCCAAAACGGGTCGTCAACGATAAACATTCTATTCCGCAATAATTGCGGCACAGGCAATAATCCCGAAATAAGATGCCAGTAACCAGCGTCCGCTCGGCGCTTTTTATACTCCCGTGAAACGAACGATGTTTTCACGGCAAAGTCTTCGTCGTACTGGACCAGAAAAAACCCTGTAAATCGCCCGGGCAGGTCGTAGTACGGAAACACGATGCTGGGAGCCCGCGGGCGCAGCGCTGCCGGTTTGGACCGACCCATAGCGGCATACAGTTCTGCAATCTGGTCGGTGTGGGCTACGCCGACGAGCCCCTGACAGGCGACAATCTCGTGCTGCACGCCCACTTCGCGGAGCCGGACGGCAATGATGTCGTCACCGTGATTCCAGACCTGAGAAGCAGCCGCGTCCCAGAAAACGTTGGCGGCCTGTAACTTGCTGTGGGCGCGCTCGTACTCGCCAGCGCACTTATCGCCATCGCCCGGGGCTATAAACCCAAGGTCGGTCAACCGGGTTAATACGGCCGGGAGGCTTGTATTCCAGATCTGGGCTCCAAACGTTATGATATTTCCATGGGCGAGACAGGAGTTACAGTACAGCCAAATACCATCTGTTACGATATCGTCGAATAGATGAAGCGTATTTTGCTGACATAATGGACAACTGACCACAGCCGGAAATGCTGGAATTTCCGGCGCCACCCCCAAAGCCGACAGGGCACCCATGTGGTTATGTCGGCGGACTAAAGAAATAGGCAGACCCATGACAAATATCCCGCTGGACCATGCTCACGACATCAGTGGCCGTGAAACGCACAGGTTGACCGCGCTGCACCCGGCGCCCGACTTCGTTAAGTCTGCGGCGGACGAGCGTCTCAACGGCGACGAAACGCTGCCTCGGCACCTGTACGCGGACCAGCACAATAAACTTTACCCATGTCACACGGCTCCCGCAACGTGGATGTCGGCTTTGTTCTTCGCGGACAAGCAGGCGCAGTTCGAGGAAAAGCAGGCCGATGTCATTAAATCCCGCATTAATAAGGCCGCCGAGTACTTCGGTATTTCGGGCCTGATCGCCGGACTTGAAAAGACTGCTTCGACCGGGCTCGACGCGGTATCCGACGACGATTTCGGCATCGTGTGGGTGGCGGCTGACGGGCGCAAGGAACGGCACTGGCCCCTGCGGAACGGCAGCGAGGTCAAGTTTGCCGCTGCGCACTTTAAGCAGTACCGCGACGAATTTGTCTTCGAAGATCGTAATCGCATTGCCACCAAGATTCTGGAAAAGGCTGCCCACTTTAACGCCGATGTCAGCGTGGCCGAGGGTACGCTGGAACTGGCTGCGGGCTACGGCGCGTGCGCCGCGAAGATGGCCAGCCAAATGCTTAAAGACCGCGTACGGCTTACCCAGCGCCAGTACAAAGATCTGGCTGGTGAGTTGTCCAAGTTGGCCGAGATCATCGACCAGAACCCCGAAAGGGCTCGGGCCGTTGACACTCGGCTGAAGTTGGCGAGCGCGGTCGATAATTTCGACCGCAGCACCCACCTGTATCGACTGTACGATGCGGGTGGCCTGCCGCGGCCCGAGGAGGTTCTGTTTGCCGTGACCGAGAAGGTTGCGCGCGAGTTCCTGAACCAGAACGTCGAGACAACCACGGGCAACGTGTACGCGCTTGACGACCTTGAGAAGTTGGCCGTCGAAGATGTTCGCGCCTACTTAGGCGATGATTTCGCTGAGGCCGTGAGTGCCGGCGGGGTGTACATGGACCGCGATAAATTAGCGGCTATTGTTCCCACGCTCGACCGCGGCATGGCGACCACACTCGACCAGTTGATGTCCGAGAAGCAGGCGTCGGTGGTTGCCCGCAACCCAGCCGCCGAGGATCTCCTGACCATTGACCGGTTGTTTGAACTGGCCGCGCAGGAAGAAGCCTGACACGTTAATTAGTTGCGCGCAGCAAACCCGCCGGGCCTCTCAACGATGCTCACTTCGGCGGGTTTTTCTTTTTTGCCCGGGCTACCATTTCCCGCAGCCGTTTGAATATCTGCGCCGGCGGCACGTTGACCCACGGTGTGTTGTCCCACGCGTACGACATCTGTTTCTTCGTGTAGCCGCGCTGCCGGGCTTCGGCGGCGTGGGCCTTGCGAAACAGTGGATTACGCCACAGGTACGCCTCCTTGTTTTTGGGTTGGGTGTAGTCGCAGACGGTCATTTCGCAGATCCGGTTGTGGGCGAGGTCCACGATCATCTGCGCCGAACCAATTTCAAGCGGCATAACGATGTCCACAAAAAACGCGTACGGGCCATAACTAGACCACCGGTACTGCTGCACCTCTTCGATTTGCATGTCACCGGCAGCAATAAAATCTTGGGGTGACGGCAGGCGTGCGCGCCGCTTTGGCTTTGCCTTTACCTTTGTTTTTGCCTTTACCGGCATTAGTTGTCTCGTGTGTGTCTAAAGGATTAACAACAATTTCACTGTCGGTCTCGATCCATACCCGGGCGCCGCACGAGAGCGGCTTGTCTGGCATATAAACAACACGGCACGGGCCGTCAATAAATACATCCCGCGCCTTGATGTTAATTTTGTAGTTCTTGACAGTGATCGGCGGCGTTCGGCGTCCTGTCTTGTTATTTTTCTTGATGATCTGCTGATTGACGTGAATTCTGGTCTTCATTTTTTCGCTCTGTTTTTAGCGGCAATTCACGCAGGCGGGCAAGGATCTCCACGTTGTCCTGCGTTTCTTTCACGGGTAGGTCGCCGGGCTGGATATTGTTTGACGTCAAACCGCGAGACTCGGCCTCGGCGCTCAAGAACTCTATGTACATCGCCCAGTTTTCGTAGGCGTCCCGGTCGTCCTGCGACTCGTACGGGATATAGGGGTCTTCAGGAAGTCTGTCGTTCCACCCCATTTTTTTCCTTCTTCTCCTTCTTTTCGGCGGTGTAAATCTCACCGCGGGCAATGGGTACCGACGGCGGCGCCGTCAAACCAAGTTTGACGCGGTTGCCGCAAATCTCGATTACCTTCACCACGATGCCGTTCCCGATCACAATCTGCTCTTCTTTTTTCCGCGATAGCACTAACATAATAACGCTTTCTGGGTTTAATTCTGCAGTGACCGCTGCAGCATCTCAGCCACGTACTGGGTTTTACCGTTCTCTAAGTTCAACGCCGCTAACTGGGCTGCCAACAACTTCGTCTTCATCAGAATCGACTGGTTGATGTCTTCTTTCTTGCCTTCTTCCATGTCGTAGATGGCGTTAAACATCGCAGGGTCGTCCGAGAAGTCGCCGACGCTGGGGGAGACGCGGGCTGTACGGAGCGCGATCCGCAGGATGTCCGGCGGGTTAATAATGCCCTCGCTGTCCAGCGCTGAGCCGATGTAGGCGCGGATCTCATTGGTGAACGGTTCTTCGTCCTCGTCGTCCGGCGGGGAGATGAGCAGGGCCTCGGTGATCCCCCACGCCACCTCCTCAGCGTCGGCTGGGTCCCACATATCGGGGTTGTATGTGTCCCCGCCGAGGATGTTGCAGAAGGTAATAAAGTCGGGCAGGCTCTTGAAGAACCGATCTGTGGTCAGCAGTTGAATTGCGACCATTAACTTGTCCATCGACTGTTGCGGGAGTTCGACATGAAAATCTTCTTCGATTTCCATGGCGATGGTCGCCGGGTCCCACTGCAGGCTCTCGGTCCCGAACTTGTCGATAAATAGCGTCAGCAGAACGCTGGCGAACGTTTCCTTACTCGTCCACGCTTCCTGCAGGAGATTTTTGGGCATGGAGTCCATTCCTTTTTTCGATCAGCAGTACGCCCCGGCGGTACAGTTCATCTAGATTATACGCAATGGTCTCCATAGGCGGGTGCGGAAGAGTCGTAACCTGTTCCCCAGACTCCAGATCGGTGAAACCGGACTGTCCAGTCCACGTGCAGAGTTTGCCGTCCGCGAACACCAATTGCTTGAGGCAATCGCGACAGCCATCTGCGTCATCGAACAGGGACTGGAGTTCCTGCAAGATCAGTGTGCGTTGCTCCGGCTTTAAAAACGCCAAGCGCTCCAGCATGTCGCCGACCAGCAAAAAGAACACGGCGCGCTTATCCAGCGGTGTGTCTATTTCCGGCTGCGGCTTATTTAAAACAGCCGTGAAAATTGAGCGAATTTGCAACTTGCTCAAATTAAGCACAGGGATTACCATACGCAACGTCAGATCTTTTTTCTCACCGGAGGTTTCCATGGTTTCCATTCTTGATGACCTTTCTAATACCACGCATGGTCGGGCTGAGTTCGTAGTCTTCGGCGATAATATCGAAGAACTGATGTCGGCTGCAACGTCGAACATTGTGCTGCAGAAAGCCGCGGCGCTGGGGTTGAATCGTCCGGGCGTGTCGAACGCCGGCGGGCCGTACCCTGTGGACACCGACGGCAAGACCGACGATGACCTGCTCCTCGGCAAACGTGGTCCGGTGGTTGGGTATCGCCGCGACTTCGTAGTGCTGGCGTCCCTGTAATCAAGCGTCGTCCTTGCGATCTACAATGGTGAACGTTGTCGCAAGGCCGGCCTTAAACGCAGCGTACGCAAAGCACACCGGCGTCGACGCGTCGATATCCAGTCGACGCGCGATGGCGTAAGCCTGTTTCCACGTAATCGTCGTGGCCACCTTGATGGCGTCCTTTTCGTCGGCGTACAGCCCGAGCGGGATGTCGTCCATCGTGTGACGCCACACCACAACGTAACCGGACATACCGGACTTGGCTGCGCTGCGCACCTTACGCGGCGCAGCCTTTTTCTTGGACGCACGCTTCAAGATCTTGGTCTTGGATTTGGTCTTGGTTTTCATTGTTCTTCTTCGTCCTCAATTCCAAAAGCGTCAATGTGGGCAAGGCGGGCGGCGTAAAATTCAGCCACCAGCCCAGAAACTTCTTCGAACCGTTTAACCATCTGCGGCAGAATTTTTTCGTTAAATACAGTCAACACGACCCGGCGGTATTTATTGAGCGCCTCGGGCGTGTAGCCCGCGGCGCGAACCCGCTCGGCGCCTTTGCGGATCTCCGGCTCAGCGTCGAGCATCAACTGCACGAAAGCCGGGCAGACAAACTCGATGTTGTGCCCGTAAACCTGTCGGACTTCCAACGGCGTCGGCACACTGAAGACATGCGAACCGGGCCAATTAGTTCCGGGGTCGTTTGGGTCTGGCTCGCCCGGGTAGCGCAGCTTCCCGAGCGACCAACCGAACGCCGCCGAGTCGTCATTTGGGTCTGCCATGACAAAAGGCGGCTTGACCACATCAACCTTTTTGTCGAGCCGATATTTCTTTTTGATGGTGGCCCTCGTTGATATCTAAGGAAAAGGTCAATAGAAAAAGTTAACGGATGCCGTCGGACAACATATCACCTGTAAAGGTAATACGTGTCCGACGGCATCGTCGTTAACACATGTGGGTTGCAGGACTATTCGTCCCACGAAACCCTGTAGCCTTCCAGACCCGCAGCGCAGGTCTGGTACGCTTCGGCCAATGCCCGTTGGGCGATAGCCGGGGAAACACTGCGCCGGGAGTAGACGATGACGTCAGTGTCATCGTCGACCTCGACGCCTGCAGCGCCATCGCCGCGGAGAGAAGCCGCAATGTACTCGTGGAAGTACACTGCCCACAATCCCCGCTCGTTCTCGGGGACGGCGGCGAGCAACAGCGTTTTCCAGAAGTGCACACGGCACTTCTGGTCGGCGGGGAAGCGATCCCACGCCTCGTCCTCGTTGGCGAGGATGACGTTCTCAATCGTCACCATCGCCTCCTCGGGCACGACCTGAAACACCGGTCGCTTCTTAATACGAGCCTCGACCGCAGCCCACGTCTTCTTGACATCGGCAGCACTCAGCAGCAGAACGCTCATGCCTTAACTCCCTTGTAAGGCGGTGATGAGAATCCACTGATACGACACAGTGGGTACACTTAATATGCCGCGATTTGCCCCGAAATTTAGGGCGGCAGAATGCAACCGCCGCCCCGCGCTGACCTAGGGCGTGGAGCCCGGTGGCCGCGTGGAACGCAGCCGTTCAGTCAGCGCAGGGCGGCGGAAGATCGCAACCTACGCGTGGCAGGTGCGGCGTCAGAAGGTCAGTTGCACAACCTGACCGGCGAGATTGGTGTACACGATACGGATCTGCTCGGCTTCCAGCATTTTTTTAAGCATGGCCTTTTTTTCTGGGCCCATGCCGGCCAGACAGGTTTTGAGCGCGGCCATTTCTTTGCGCTGCCGTTCTTGCCGTTTCTTGGCGCACATACCGCAACCGGATGCCGCCGCTGATTTGAAAATATCGCGCTTATTGAACAGACACGGAAATTGCGTTGAAAAAGCCGTGTTGTTCAACATGCTCATGATCGTGCTGTCGTCCAAAACAATGAGGGCTGACATCCTGCGCTCCAATCATGCTGGCGGGGTGGGTGGTACGCCGATCCATACTTCGTTACCGGGCAACAAGTCGTCCATCAGATCGAGCGTGTTCTTGAGCCGTTGCACATCTTCAACCACGTCTCGAATAAACGCTTCGACTTCCGCTCGTGACCGCAAGAGCACGTCTACGTAACTCAATCGGAACCACGCCGGGCGGCTATTCGGAATCGGGTCATCTTCGGGGTATTCTTCAAGATCGGCCGGCGAGCACACGTGGTCGAACGCGCCGGCTTTGGAATCAGCGCCGGCCTTGAGTGGCAGCATCAGGTACGCGAACACCTTATCCGACATCCCGGCCGCGTTGGTCGCCGCAATTCTAACGCGAATGCCGTCGACCCTGTTAAAGTTGTAGCGGCTGACTTGCCATGTGAGTTTTAAACGCCGGCCGTTGTCTGGCTGCGGTGGCGGGGGCTCAATTTGTGGGTCGTAGAAATTCAGATTAATCGCGTCGGGCAGTTCGATGATCTGATCGTCGTTGTTAATTGGGTTACAACTCATGGCATCCTCATGTGGGTGTGACCGGAACAACACGACCACTAATATTGACCGGCCCGGGAACGGTCGACGTGACATACGCCAGTGCTGTACCGTTCGCGTCAGTTAGGCCGGGCTGCTCGATGGCTACGTTTGCGCGATCAGCAATTAGTTCGACTTGGCGGCCAGCGACGGGCTGGTCGTGGTCGTCCCGCAAGCGTATTTTTACGATGCCCTGCTGCACGCCGTTCGCCAGTACATGCGGTTGTGCGCCGTATAGCAGTTTGGAGTGTGCTGGGCTGACGTAACTCATGGAAACTCGTACCGTTGGAGTGCCTTACTGCCGTCTAAGGCCGCGAAATATATTGTAATCCCGGTGTCATCAACTTGATCTTTTTTTGCCGCATATTTCACAAAGTCTTGTACGACGCTGGGATTATTCTCTTTTGCGTCCAGCAGCGTTTGAATAAATGCTGTCATGCACGGCGTGAGCGTGTTTGCGTCAGCCCGGCACCGGCAGCCCTTTTCGGCAGCAGACTTGGCGAATGCGGCGTTGCACTCAGCCATCTGTGCGGCCAGTGGTTGCAATCCGGGGTTTTTGGTGAAGAACTCCGGTTCAGTGACAAAACGCGTAATGTTTTCTCGACTCAACGAGATCATGCGGGAAAACCGGCGTGTCATTTGCGCTTCCTTGCGGGTTAATGCGAGTGGGCTTAGCTGGCAGCCGCGTCTTGAATCGCAGTACGCAGCGCCGTATTTGTACCGATTTCTGCAATCAATTGCGATACAAATGCCGGAGTCAATGTTAGCGAGCCGCACGGTCCAGTCGCGCCCTGCGGGCCTGCCGCGCCGGTGTCGCCCTTCGGACCGCTCGCGCCAGTGGCGCCAGTAACACCAACCGGACCAGTTATGCCGGTCGGGCCGATAGGGCCCGTCATGCCAAGTAAACCGGTAGCTCCGCGCGGGCCAGTTTGTCCCGCCGGGCCGCGCAGTCCTGTCACGCCGGTTATACCAGTAGGCCCGGTAGCGCCGGTCGCGCCAGTAGGGCCGCTAAGTCCTGTCACGCCGGTTACACCAGTAGGTCCGGTAGCGCCCTGAACGCCAGTTACACCAGACGCCCCAGTTGCGCCACGCGGGCCGGTGACACCCGTTATACCCGTGACACCAGTTTGGCCTGTGGGTCCGGGGGCTCCTGTAGCGCCAGTCTGCCCTTTTGTGCCTATGGCCCCTGTAACACCCGTTTGACCCTTTGGCCCCGACGGCCCAGTCGCACCGGTAGCGCCCGTCTGCCCTTTAACGCCGGTTGCGCCGGCTGGGCCAACATTGCCGCGTGGGCCAGACGGCCCCATCGGGCCGCGTAAACCTTGCGGGCCTTGCGGGCCGCGCGGGCCGGGTGGGCAACTGGTGCAGCCGTCGGTATTAGCCAGTACGGGGCCGTCAAACGGCTGCATGGCCTCAACGTCGGGTAATTGCTCGTCGAAATTGTTCATTTTTCAATTATGTTAAACCCAACATGGTTTGTAAAACAGTTTTGAAACTGTTGTAGAACGTCGGGTGCAGTGGGTTGCCTGCGCCGTCGGTCGCTAGAGCCCCGATTAACGCTGTCACGTTTGTCACGCGTGCTGGGTTGTACAGATTACCAAACGCTTGCCAGCTTAAATTTTCAACCGCTGGCGCACGGACCACTCCTCTGCCGGGCGTGGTGTTAACCGGTATAACGGGCGGTTCCGGCGCAAACATGTAACACTTGCCGTCGTCGTTTATTTGCGCTGGCGACGGCTCGTCATTCAACGACGTATAGTCGACTAAAAACGTTGCGCCCGCAAACAAGCCAAATGTTTTTATTGCTGTTCGTGTTGCGCTGTAAATTCGATTCGGGCTGTCGTCGCACGAACCTAAAAAATTACCTACGTTAAAAAGCGTAGCGTAAATTAAAATTGCGTCTTCAGGGTCGTCTCCGCCGGGGCACAACGCAATTATAGTTTCAAGTACGGTTGTTCGTATGATTGCTGCTTGTTCGTTTGTTGGCGCGCCGGTTGTCTCTAATGATTCTCGCAGTCCAGCAATTGCTGGAATGTGCAGCCAAGAAATATTGTGAGAATTGTCGTGCCACAACGCGTTAGCTTCCGTTTCGGTGAGCGCGTCTAGACAAAATTCGCGTTCCTCGGCGTCCCAGTTGTAGTACACAGCAATAAAAATATCGTCTTCAGCGATGTCTTGTGCATGTAATTGAATATCAATAAATGGCGACAAGTTAGCGTTCGGCTCGGCGGCGGCGGCTGAAATTTTTTCTGCTCGCGCACTTGCGAGATAATAGTCGCCTTTACGTACATATGGTCCAAATTTTCTCGGGTCGTCGTACGCTACGCCGAGCCACCGCGGCGCAATCGCGGGCGCCCCGGCAGGCCCGCACGGCCCTGTAGCACCTGTAACACCGGCTGTGCCGGATATACCGCTCGGGCCAGTTACACCCGTTGCCCCACGACTACCGGGCGCGCCTTGTAGGCCGCGTTGTCCGGCCGGACCAGTTGCGCCCGTAGTGCCGACTCCGGTGGCGCCCCGCAGCCCAGTAGCTCCGATCTGCCCCGTTGCGCCCGTAACGCCGACACCTGTGGCCCCGGTGGCGCCTATCACGCCCGTAACGCCCTGTGGGCCTGCGGGGCCGGTTACACCAGTCGCGCCCCTAATGCCAACGCCTGTAGCGCCCTGCGGGCCTGTAGGCCCGTTTGCGCCCGTTGCGCCTTTCGCGCCAGCGGGGCCTGCGGGGCCAGCGGGGCCTGCGGCGCCACGCAAGCCTGACGGGCCTGTAACTCCTCTCGCGCCAGCTGGGCCTATAGCGCCAGTGGCGCCGCTCGGGCCAGACGGGCCAGTTACACCTATGCCGCCAGTGGGGCCTGTCATGCCCGTGGGCCCGGTAACGCCCGAGACGCCTGTGGCGCCTGCTGGCCCATCTATTCCGCGCAGGCCGGTCTCGCCCTGCTCGCCGCGGCAGCCTGTCGGCCCCATGAGGCCCTGCAAACCTACACCCATCGGACCCATTAAACCCTGCGGGCCCCTTAAACCTTGCGGGCCGCGGTCGCCCTTTTGGCCTTGTGGTCCGGGGTCACCCGGCGGGCCTTGCAAGCCCATAGGACCCATCGGGCCTGCCGGCCCAGCCGGTCCGTCATTTCCTTTGTCGCCTTTGTCGCCTTTTTGGCCCGGTCGCCCTTGCGGCCCTTCTGGGCCTGTGGGTCCGGGGTCACCTTGCCCGCCGCAAGAACCGCCACCGCCGCCTGAACCACCGCTGCCTGAACCGCTGCCGCCTGAACCGCCGCTTGTCGGGCAGTCTGTAACATTAAACTCTAAGTTAAGATTGATTTTATTTTCGGCAATCTCAAGCGTGCCGCTGCCAATGCTGCTGGGCGAAATTGTAACTGTGCCCGGCTGCAGGCAATTCATTTTAACGGTGAGTTGGTGCTTGATGTCAGCCGGCTCCTCGCCCTGACCGCCGGTGGTCGTAGTCTCAAGTGTTACTTCGTCAATAGGCTGATAGACACCGCTGCTGGAGGTGCAGCCTTCGTATACCGTGTCGTCTACGATAAATTTGGGCTGCTCAATACAAATTTTGACGTACGGCGAAATCCACCACTTGCACTTGTCTATTTCATCGCGCGCAATGAACAGTTCAAAACGCGGCTCGATCGAGCACGGTTCGCCCTTGTCGTGATACCAAATTTTGAAATTGTCGGCAGGGCCACCGGTCTTCGCCCCTGTTGGGTCGAACGCGATTTCTGTTTCGCACAGGTTAAGATCGAGGCCGAGCGTATTGATGCAGTAATCGCCCGGAGAAAAATTGGGCTGAATGATGAAACGCCCGACAAGTTCGCCTTTGTTGTACACGCCGCCGTCAATGATTTCCGTGCATGGCGGGCGCGGGATGTTTACATCAATTTCAAGATCGATGTCGTATTTGCACTCTGGCGGATCGTTGGTACCGATATTGAGTTCGTGGTTCGGCGTGATATTGAAATTGAGGTTATTCCAATTGTCGTACTCCGCCGTGATTCTGATGTTCTGTTTGTTGAACTCCGGGCACGGCGGCCGCGGCATAACAGTATCTACGTTAATATCGAGCACATACACGCATGTGCCGGGGTCTTGACAGTCGGGCGTCGGCGGAAGCGTGATCAGCCTAAAAAAACTACCCTGCCGCACCGCTGGCACGTCGGAGTAGCGCGTGAAGAACGTGCTGCTGTTCGAGATAATAGGGCACGGCGGCAACGGAATTGGCACAACGACGTCAATGTCGATATCGAACGAGCACGTGTCCGGCGTATCACACCCCTCTGCCGGCGTCGTAGTTTTGGTAATTCGTAATTCACTGGTTTTGTTGACGCACTCAAAACCCGCATAGCCAGAATAGACAGTAACAACTCCCGCGTTTAACTCGACGCAGGGCGGCGGCGGAACCGGCACATAGATCTCAAGTTCTACGTCGAACGCGCACGTCTCAGGATCATTGCAACCGGCGCCGGGCTTTTTTGTCGACGTAATAACGAACGTGTTTGTCTTGTTAATCAGGCACGACGACCCAGCGTACGCGGTAACTACTTCAAATTTATTAACGTTGATCTCAGGACACGGCGTTTCTGGAATCGGAACGTACAGTTCCAGATTGATTTCAAAATCACATGCGTCCGGCGTGTTGCAATCTGTGCTCGGCGTCGTCGTCGCGATAATCTCAAATTTACTGTCTTTGTCTTTGACGCACGCCTGCTGCGAATAGCCGGCAGTGATCTCGAATTTGTTGACGTAAATGTTTGGGCACGTCGGTTTCGGAACCGGAACGACTAGCTCCAATTCGACATCGAAACTGCAAGTACCCGGGTCGTTGCAATCTACGCCCGGAACATGCCGGGTAGTGATTTCAAACCGGTTGTCTTTGTCGGTCACGCACGCCGAGTCGTTGTACCCCGTCGACACCGAAAATTTTGTAATATTAATTTCCGGGCACGGCGGTTTTGGAATTGGAACGACTAACTCCAACTCGATATCGAAACTGCAAGTACCCGGGTCGTTGCAATCTACGCCCGGAACATGCCGGGTAGTGATTTCAAACCGGTTGTCTTTGTCGGTCACGCACGCCGAGTCGTTGTACCCCGTCGACACCGATAGTGCTGTAATGCCAATTTCTGGGCACGGTGTCCGCGGAATTGGAATAGCAATTTCAAGTTCAACGTCGAACGCGCACCGGTCCGGTGTATTGCAGTCACCCGGAATGTTGGTTGCCACAATGCTGAATTTGTTTTGCTTATCCTGCATGCACGCGGCATCTTGATAACCGCTGCTGACAGCAAAATTATTGAGGTTGATTTCCGGGCAGGGCGTGCGAGGGATCGGTACGGCAATTTCAAGATCGACCAGAAATTCGCACTGGTCGGCGACGTTGCAACTCCCGGGAATGACATTTGACCGGATTGAGAACCTGTTGTTCGTGTTCTGCATGCACGGCGAATCGGAATAACCGGAAGAGACTTTAAACACTCCGGCGTCGATTACGGGGCAGGGCGTGCGGGGAATCGGCACATTCAAATTGAAATCGATGACGAACTCGCACTGGTCGGGCGTTGTGCAATCGCCCGGCGTGGTGTTCTTCGTGACCAAAATTGCTCCGCCCGGCGCGACGCAGTCGTCAAAACCGGCCTCGACGATAAATTCACCAGCCGTAACCGTCGGCGCACACGGCGGTCTAGGAATCGGCACGTTAAGGTCTACCGCGACCTCGTAATTGCACGGATCAATGGCTGTCTTGACGAACGCGAGCGTGAGGCGCGGATTCGGGTCGACACCGCAATCGGTATTTCCATCGCCGACGTACCCGACTGCAATGTCAGTTGTTGTCGCAAACGCCGGGCACTTCAGGCCGAGTTCCGTGTCCGGCTCGCGCGGCACGACCGGCGTCATGCAGCCGAAAATAGGTGGCGGGATCGGGACCGGCGAGCAGACGTCGATTGTGATGAAATCGAAGTCGACGGCCGGGACGTCCTGAATCGGGCACTGCGAGTCTTTAAATAAATTTTCGCTCATGGCGTAGCGCAACTATTTTGTGAGTTTGTATTGAGCGTCACAGTGATCTTGTGCGGCGCTGTACCGATTTGAACGCCTGTACCGCCAATGATATTAAGCGTGCGGCCACCTGCGCCGTTTATTGTGGTAATTAGTTCGCAACACCGCGGGCCACCACTTAAAAACGCCTGCACAGATTGCACGTCAGGCGGCATGTGTGTCGGGAAGTCTTCAAACTCGCGCGCCGGCGCCGCGACGTTTTCGCTTACAATTTCATTAAATCGTACAATTGACGACTGCATCCAGCTTATATTGTTCCATGTGTAATAACGCGCATCGTAGTAGAGTAGCGGCGGTACGACGTCGGGCGCTTGTTTAAGATCTGATTTCCAGCCGTATGTATCACCAGTCTTGTTTCCGGCGCACGTGGCTGGCAACAAGCCTGCAAGTTGCTCGTCAGTTGGCGGATTTTGACCATGAACATCAAAAGCTGCGATAAAAGTTGTCTCTTTAATCGGGCCGAGCGGTAACTGTTCGCCGGTATACAGCGGCAATTCGCCGCTTTTTTCGCACAGTTCGTCGCCTGTCGCGCCAGCGCCAGCGCCTTTTGTCGCGGCAATACTAATTTCGCGATTACGATCTGTTTGCGTAATGGCGCAGTTATACCCTTCTCTAAATCGAATGTCGCCTTGTATGCACTCGGTGTTTAACACAATCGGACGGTTTGTATTGTTGAGCGTGTCGCAGGCCGGAATGGTTGTTCTGGCAAAATTACCGACGCTAATAGAGCGTAAATACGATTTGGCGAGATTTTGAATTCGCGCTGGTTCGAGTTGGTGCTGGTTCGCGGCAAATGTAATTATGAAATACGGGTCCAAATCGGCCGCCAGCGCGCCTGTCGTTAAAAATCCCTCCCAAATGGGTTCGGCAGCGCACGGCACCGCGGTAAGATCTGCCGTGCGCGTTTCTGCGAACCCTGTTTGCCACACGTTGTCGGCGATGGTCATAGTAAATTGGAGCGGCACCTCTAGCGCGCCGGGCGCGTCTGTGGCAAATTCAACTGTCAGCATTTGATTTATGCGCGCAATACTGCTGAGCCACACACTGTGGCTGGCCGGGTCGAATTCTGCATCCAGCCCCATAACAACGCCGGCGTCTACAATGAGGCTAGTTGGCAACGAAGTATCAGCGCTGCCCGTGTAAATGAACGGATACGCGCGATATTCGTTGTCGTTGTAAAATCCGGGACGAGGCATTAGTTCGTACTCCTACCGACGGTGTCGAATACGATTGTTCCGTTCTGCGGGTAAACACGCAACACTGTGTCGTCTTTCGTACCGGCTGTCCGCGCGTTGACGCCCTGTCCAGTTGCGGTAATTGTAAAATTGCCGAACTGATCAGGGCCGCAGCCGTTGATCGTGCGCAAGTAATTCTTGGCGGGAAAGTCGTCGAGCGGCTCGCAGACAAACCGCTTAAAGAGCGGCACGCCGATTACGTCGACGCGAATGCCGCTTTCTTCGGCGCCGCGAATAATCACGCCAGCGTCGCCGACCAACCACACGTCACCTGCCAGTAATTCGCCGGCTGGCGTCAAAATGCCGCGTACGCCCGGCTCCCGCGCGGGTATGCAAACGGTGGCAACAAATTCCGTGGCAGTGCGGTCAAACGTATATGTACCCTCTAGCCACGTTGAAAGCCGCCCAAGATTCAGCGGGGTCGACAACAGCATGCCGGCTGGCCGGCCATACGTGTCAAAAAACGGTAATACGCCGTCGGCTGGCGGAGACGGCGCAGAGTACGTGCTTGTAATCAGCGCAGGTGTGTTGCGGTCGCCTACCGCGATTGAAATAGTTTGTGCCGTGACTGTAATGGCAGAGATGTACAAACCAGCGCCAGCGTCAATCGGAAAAAACGTGGCGTCGACAAATGTATCGCTGGCGATAGTGACCGCGCGTTCGTTCGCGGCAAGCGTGACGTAATCCGCAAACGGATACTTTGAATCCGACTGCTCGTCGCGAAACTCTGGAAATAGTATGCGCGCGTCTGCCATGATTAATCGATTCTAAACTGGTTGAAATACGCATAAGACTGGCGAGTAAATATGCCCGCTTGGCCGGTCGGCGTGCCGTATTGGCTTAGTGTGACGCTGCCGGTAACCGTGGGCTTACTCCCGTCCAGCACCGCAGCCGCAAACTCAAGCGTCACCGTGTCGTTTTCGTTGGCAATCGGTGTGGCTGAGATGGTGTACCACGTATTAGTCTTAGCGCTGATTGTGACGAAATGTTCTTCAATAAAACTACTGCCTGTATATCGCAGCACACGCAACCGGTGGCGATTTACGTCAAGCAGCACGACGATGTATGTCGTGCGGAGCGCCGCAGTGCCGACTTCTTGCCGGTAGTTCAATACGAGACCGCCATTTCGGTTTATGCCTTTTGCGCTAATTTTTAATTGCGTACGGATCGTGTGATTCAACGCCCAATCTGATGTGCAGTTTTTAAATAACGCAAGATTAAGCGCATTGCCGATCGCGGCGTAGGTGAAGTGATTGCCGGACGTGTTTGGGCTGTTACACAAATCCGGCGCCTCGGTCTGCACGGGCATGAACGAACCCGACGCCGTGAGCATGTCAATCGGCTCGGCGCAGGATGAAAAATCGAGGCACACGGGCAACGTCGCGCAGGTGTAATTAAATTGCAGCGGATCATCGATAACTACGTCGATATTTGGCGTCGGGTCAGCCCAGCAATACTCATCAACAGGCGTGTTTGGTTGCGGCGTGCAGCAGATGTCTGTGAACTGTTTTTGCGGATCTGGCAGCCCAGCCAAGCACGTTTCCGACAGACTTACGTCAGCTAGTACATCGACGCCGCAACAGGAATACCCGCAAGAAATATCGCGCGCCGTAAAACCTGGGAATTCAATTTCAATATTACCGTCGCAATCCGGCGTGACGCCGTTAATTGACTCAATCGGCGTCTTGGGGCATGTGCCACTTTCGGGGCGCTGGCTACACGGACCCAAAAACAACGACAGCGGATTGTAGGTGTCGTTGGCGAGCGACTGATCTAATTCAAATATGAGCGCCTGCTTGGCCTGCCGAATAATGTGACCATTAGCGCCAAGGACCACGTCGCCGGCATTTTCTTTGTACGTGACTTTGACCGGCGTCACCGCATTTAAAGTGACAAGCCCTTGTAGCGATGTTGCGACGCCGAGTTTGCCCATCGTCGGAATCGGCAGCGCGCGAATCGGCCGGCCGCAGCGAGGAGCCACCAGACTCTGGCTGGGCTTTGTGTAACGCCCGACAAAATTTGTGTCGATACCCGGGCCGAACACCACCCAGCCAGATACACCGGGAATCAATCCAGTCACGGCGTAATTGACGCTAGGCGCTACGGGTTTCGGCAGCGCTACTGTCGCAATCGTCACGCCCGTAGCGGCTTGTAAATTGTTTGCTGCTCCGAAGAGTACCGTAACCAGACCAGCCGACACGGTAATGCCCTGCACGTACAGGTATTCGCCGTAGGTGCTGGGGAAACGAATATGGCAATCGACGAGAATGTCGTCGCGCATAGTCGTGCCGTCATCGCCGTCGCCCGTGCTGGTTTCGTCCAGCGGGTAGCGCCGTGTCGATTGCAGGTTGTACCAGTTTTGATTACGGATAGACATGATTAACAGGGCATCTCAGTGTTGCCGGTTTCGTCGCAGTAGATCGTCTGTGCGGCTTCTGCCTGCGCCGGTTCTGTCGAAACGCCGTCACAGTCGATGGTGATAGGTTGCTCAGAGACAGTAAGTACACCAGTCAGCGCGCCACGAATAAGGTACGGCGCTTTCAATGAGAACTTGAGTCGGAATTTAACATAAGCCGAATCGCCCGGTTGCAGTTGCGGGAACGTGACGGCGTACGTCATCGTGCCGGTCGTGTCGATTGACGTTGCAGCGCCATTAATTCCAGTGGCGTACATCGCCGTGTAACCGCAGGCGATTTCGGCAGTTACTGGCTCTTCGGCGGATGTGACGGCGTCGCCCTCAGCGGTCAGTGTTAACGTCAGCGTGCTGGTCGGCAGGCACGACTGGCACGGATTGCAAAGCAGCAGCACTACGTCTATGTACGGGCAGCGCTGGGGCACGAAAATTAAACGCAACGGCGACTGCACGCTGCAAATACGATACTCGTTCCAACGCGCGATGTTTTCCTCGTGCCGCGACCGCACAGCCTCAGCGCGGGTGCCGATCAGTTTGTAGCGGTCGCGGACACTATTCATGTACAGCGCTGTACTGGCGTAATCTTCGCAGGCGCAGCACGGCTTACAGTCCGCACCAATTTGAAGGTTTGCTGTTGGCGACGCGGTGGCCGTTTCGTCGGCGTAAATCGTCGGGCGTCGCAGCCACAGGCAGTCTTTGCCTGACAATGTAAAATCGCCGTTATTCCCGGACAGGCCATTGATTTGCGTAATTACACGCAAATCATTGATATTGAAATCTGCGTCGCAGGGATATTTTCCTTCGCCTGAACCCGGGACAGCAGAGAACGTGACTGGCGTCGTAACTTTGAAATTAGTCGTAGCGGGAGCGCCGGCGACAATTTCGGTGTTGTAGCTGTTGCGAAAAACGATGTCGCCGCGGAACTGCTCCGATGGCGCTGTGCCGTTGCGAACGCTGATCGACTTTACACGGTCTGGAATCCGGTAGAGCGTGCGGGCGTCCAGCACTGCCTGTTGCGGCGCTAAATAGACAGGGTAATTGCGTTTGTTGTCGTCTGTTTCAGGCCATGTCTTGTAAATCAGCATCCGACACGTCGCTGTGTCCGTACGCCATTCGATCACCGTGTAGTCGGCGCCCCAGTCCCGCGCTGCGTACTCCGCCGGCTGAGTGATTGAGTCAAATACTGTATTGTCATGCGCGTCGACGACAATAATACCTGAGCTGTTGGCCGGTTCTTCCGGAAACCCGACTGGTCGTGTATTTACAATGCAGCCAAAATTGTAAAGATATTGCAGGCGGAACGGCGGGGATGGCGGCTGATTGCGCCATTCGCTTTCCGGGGCTTCGTACGCCAGATAAAAGTCAGCGACGAGATAGCGAATATCTTCCGACGGGGCGAAGAACGGATAGTCCAAGCCGCTGTGGGCTTGGATAACGCCGACCCCGCGGCGGCCGGACTGGGAAATGGCGAAATCTGGGCACGCCATGACTCACCCTCCCGAGCAACTGGAATCGCCCAATTTGCTGCCTAGTACGACAAGGCTCATCTGTGTAACTTCAGACCCGAGCCGCGTGACAAAATTTTGCAGCGTTGTTACGCCGTCGCCAAAGCGATTGATTTGCGTTGTGATGGCGTCCAGTTCTGCGCAGCCGCAGCATGGCTGCGCGCACGTATCGGCGAACGACAGCCCGTTTGTAATTGGCGTAATTTCAATACAGTCGTCTTGGGCCAGAATAAATGTGCCGTCCGTACTGCACACGCCGTTGATGCACCGGATGCACTCACCCGAATCTGGAATATCGCAGGCGCAGTCTTGCGTCAGGTTCTCGCCGGAGATGGCCCTGAACGTGATCTCGGTTTCGCCGCCAGACGCAGTGCCCACGTCGAGCCGAATGTTGGGCCCAGCCACCAGCGTGACGTGCCCGTAGATGGCAGCGCTTGTTTCTTGTCCGTTTACGACACGCAGGCTACTGACGCCACGAATCATCGGCCGAATGGCGTCTGATTCCAGTTCGCCGGCTTCTGGCGTAAACGTATACAGGCCGTACGGCAACGGATTGATTTCGTCCAGCGGTCCGAGCACGACCTGCCCGACAGATTCGTCAAACCCATCGAGTCCGCCCAGCGCGTATGACCTGTTGGGCAGGTAGTTGCTGCGGACTACGTTCGCCGCGGCTACGTCGACGGTAGTGGTCCCGTCACTGTAGCCGATGACGATATTAAAGCCGGTGGGAGCAATTAACAGCGATTTAACAAAAAAGTTGCTAGGCGAAACTGCCGTGCCGGCATGGACGGGAAAATACAGCCCGACAATGAAACTGTCGGGAATGCGGATAGTTTCAGTTGTGTCTACCTTAGTGGCCCGCTCAGTCAGCGGGTACGACCGCTGCGAGTTGTGGTTGAGCCATTGTAGGTTCCAATTTCCGATAGGCATGGCTCACCTTACACTGTCGGCTTTTTAGAGATAATCCCCGAGATACGAAGTACGCCGACTTCCGGGTAGCTATCGCCATCCGCGCGGCCGAGAGTTACGAGGACTACGTCGCCCTCAGCGACATCAAAATTTGAACTGTCGCGTTCGACAACGGTATTAACCGGAAGCGCTACGACTGAATTAAACGTCACGTCAGTGTTGTCTTCCAGCACCAGCCCCGTGCCAGTCGTAGCGGGTTTCACAAGCCGGCGGTACGTCATATACAGCGCCGGTATCGACTGCGCCGCGGTGCCGCGCCCGAAGTACCGCACGCGGATTTTCATTTGCAAATTTGTACCCAGATTGGCGTCGGGTACGTTCAATCGGATACGCAGCAGCGACGCCTGCCCGGCCGGGAAGCCCAGATACGGGATATCCATGTACAGCCGCTCAACCGTGTCGCTCAGTCTGATGATTTGCGGCAAAATCTCCCGATCCGCAAACTGGTTGTCGAAGTTGAAATTGATTAAGCCCTGATGCGCGACAACCGTATCGGTCAGCGGCAATTCCAGCAGATCTTTTTCGTTCGTAGTCAAATTACGCGTGCGGCTACTGGTGACTGTTACCTGCGGCTGGTTGTGCGCGATAAAACCTTCGGCTAGCCAACCCTTCTGCAGTTTGCGCCCGTTCAGGACAGCCTTGAACGCCTCGCCGCCTTTGATTTCGGTGGGGTCGACTTGCAGGTTGAGGTTTAATTCAAGGTCGCCAGTGGTCGCGGGCAGGCCGTCGCAGTTTGTCACTGTGATCGGGCTGTCCGGTCCCGGCTCAAGTTTTGTCACCATTCGGCGGTCATTGCTGAGCAGCATACGCAAGTACACAACCGAAATGCGCATACCCTCTTCGCGCGGGCACTCGGCGACAGGCGGGTTTGTGACCTCAATCGGTGCGCTGGTGTAATTAGCAGGCCACGGCGTGTCGCCGTAACAGTTGCTCATCCACCAAATACCGTTGACGTCACAGGTCACGAGCCCGGTGCGGCCTAGCGGTACCTCAGTCGCGCCAACGTGGTCGAGGCCCTTGTCCCACAGCACGGCCACGGATTGCACGGGAAGTGGCGGCCAGACGCGCGACAGCGCCAAATGCTGCGACAGGTTGTAACCAAACACAGCACCAGCGGGCGCCTTGCCAGCGAAAATCTCGTGGTTTGCCGGGAGCCAACCGGGCAGATTCGGACTCTGCGGGGTGGTCAAGATGCTGACTTGCTGTACATCGTTAACTATTGTGCTTGCCAGATTGCCGGCGGGCTGACACACCAGATCAAACCGGTAGTGCGTATGATCATCGAGGAAGTCGCGCACGTGCGGCATGACCACCACGCGCGGCACGTCCGAGCAGTTGTCCTTCGGGCCCTGCACGTAACAAACGTAAACAGTTACCGCGGGCCGCTGTTGAACGAGTTTGCCCGGCTCGACCGCGGACAGGTAATACCGCCCGGGCGCAATGGTCGGCCCGATGGCGTTTGTTAACTCGGGGATAGCTACGATGCCACGCAGGACGATGTCGGCCAGCGTGGACGACTTCTTGCGGTAGCAGATGCCTACGCAGTCCGAGGACGGCTGCACAGTCAGTGTCTGTGTCGTTTGCTCAACAGAGACAGCGGCCAGAGCCTTTTCGTAGCGCTGGCTGACGTAGTTCCAGTACACCGGATGGCCCGGCATAACGTCCGGCGCAATCGAGGCGTCACTGTCAAACAACGCCCGCCCAAGTTCGGCGGCGTCGAGCCGGTCTTTTAAATACTCGGTGCGCTCCTCAAGGGTGCGATCCGGACGACCGACGACACCAGCCTCGACGGGTTCGCCGGGCTGAACGTGTTTAATGTTATGAAGCCAGTTTCCGGACATCCGTGTCCTCCGGCGTATATTTACGCGATTATTCGAACGCCACGTCCCATGTGATTCCGACTTGCGATGACGCTTCTTTTGTGACCTGATTGGCCGGCGAAAGAATTGTCCGCGCAAATATTACGTCTTTCGTCCGGTCGCCAATGTGCGGCGCGGCGACGAGCGCAGCCGAATACACTTTGCTGTTTACTACGTGGCTGAATGTTTTGCCGTGAACGCCCGTAGTGCCCGACGTCTGCACAAAAAACGTGAGTTGGTTCGCCTGCTGATCAACAGGCAGGTTGGCTTCAAACCCAGCAGAGACCGACGTGGCCGGCTCGACGCTGAGTGGGATGCGGAGAAAGTCGCGGTTGCCGGAGGTGAGCAGGCCGTTGTAGTAGCCGATCCCCAGATCTCGGTCGAACGGCGAAACGGCGATCACGACCGCCGGATCAGCCTGATTTTCGAATTCGATATACATAGCCGAAATGTGGTAGCTCGGGCGCTCCGGGTTTGGCCGGAAGCCCAGTTGCTTGGCCGCAGCAAAACCCCACGAATATTGAATTTGATTCGGTTGCGCGCCTAGGGGGAGCTTCAGGCCGGTTTTTTCGTCTACTTGCCACAGGGTGACGTGCCCACGAACGCCAAACCCGCCAGCATTGATTTTGTCGGTAGCCATAGCGTTTCCTTATTGGCACGTGCCGGACACCAGATGCGCGGTAACCCCGATATCCCGCAGCAGGGTGTCGGAGATCGTGTCTGCCTGCGGTTCCAGCCCGGTAAACGTATTTACATCCTCTGCAATATGGTCGTTAGCGTCAATCGTATCTAAATCCATAACTAGTTCAAAAACGACCACCATAGCCGTCTGCGGCGGTATTAATTGCCGAAGGTGCCTAATATTGTACAGTCCGAGATGATTTTGCCCCAACGCGGGTACGAAGATTCTGACCACGAAAACGTTGTTACGCAGCACGTTTTCGATGAGGAATTTCAGCGGATTAATAGTATTCGGTAAATGCGCGGTTGTTGGCTGTGTTTCTGGCTGCACACGGCTATCGAGCATTTGCGCCAGCGTGCCTTGGCGGCGGCCGGGGTGGCACGGGTTCGGCGGCTGCGTGGCGTAATGTATGCCCCGCGCGTGTAATTCGTCGAAAAAATGCTCGACGTCCGCCGGAAGGCCGCCGAGGCCAAATTTCACGTACGTAAAACCGCTTGGATGATCGACGTCGACCTCTAACGGTACGTCTTTGTTTTCAAATACTAGATCGCCGTAGAAACAGGCCGACAGGAAGCCAGCATCCAGCGCGAGCGCCGAGATGTCCTGCCGCACCCGCCGGCACGTGGTGGCGTCCAGATTGATTACGAGGTCTTCATCAGTCTCTGTCGTTAAATCGGCGTTTTCATTTGTCTCTAGGACAGTGCCGCTGACGCTTTGACAGATAACTTGCTGTGTGTTGTCGGCTGCGATGTAAGTGTTTCCGGTGTAGAACTCACTTACGTCAAACCCGCGCACTAAATAACTCCCGGCAGAAAGTTTTTGCCCAACAGTCACGAGTGGTGTGGCGCTATAACTGAACCGGTACACGTTGCGGTCGGTGGCTATGAATAAGCCCTGTCGGTCGTACTGTACGACTTCGACTGTCTCATACGGATCGCTTGTGACTGGAATACCACAGATCGCCGTCAGTGCCGTATCCAGTGTTTTTGCGGTCGAGCCACCGTCAATGAGCGCCGTAATAATGGCGTTTGTCAGATCTTTGTAGCCTTGGCTGGTTTTCAGTTTCAGGCTGATGGCGTAGGCAAACTGCTCAAAGACGTAGTTGTAATCGTACTGGCCGCAGAAACCCCACAGCGTGATTTCCTCGTCTGTCCCGCCGGCGTGATCGTACAACCGCTTAATAAACGCCGCGTTCTCAAACGGGTTCGAAGCAAAAACGATGGCGCCGCGCTCGATGTCAATGAGGAAGTCAATGTTTTTGGCGAACGCTGCAGTCGGAAATGCGATGCGGTTAAAGAAGTGCGCGACATCGACAAGATTCTTCGGCAGGGGAAACGCGAAGAACTCTTTCTGCAGCGGCCGGTCGAATGTCAGCGTACCGTCGATTGTTTTTACGCCACGGTCGAACAAGTCCCGACTTGTGACGCCTTTGTTTAATTCGCGCTTTTTTAACGTCACGGGAACCAGCAGTTCTTCGTGAAACAGCGGAACGTCAAACCGGCTTACGGCTGCGGCAGCTTCCAGCACGTTCCGATACGACTGGGTGACCGTTTCGCCAACTGCGTCCACGTACGAGTGAATCTGATCGATCCCGGCATAGTTGCGCGACCAGAAACTGCCGAGCAGCGCAATCAAATTGCGGCTCCGGTCAAGATCTGAACCGGGATATACGAATTCTTGTTTTTGCATGGCAGCCCTATCAATTCAGAAAGCCAGCCGCGGCGACTGATACTGAAACGTCGTCGACCCCTACAAGAAATACAGTCGTCCTGCCAGTCACCAAGCGTGCCGGGTCGTTCGGGATCGTCAGCACCGCCGGGTCGCGCAGATACGCCGCAGAGCCGTCTGGCCGACGAATCCGCCCAAACATGTCGATTTTGCTGACCACCTGCCGGCCAGATAGGTACTTGTGCGCAGCGCTGTCGACGATTGAGGCGTGGAGTTGGCCAGAGAAGCCAACCTTAGCCGCGGCGTCTACCACCGCTTGTTTGATTTCAGCGATGGTGGCGTCTGTAATCGTGTCGTTAGTCTCGGTCCTGATCTGGAACGCAATCTTGGTGAAACACGGCACCGCGGCTTTGACCAGAATGTCGGTGCCGCGTGGTCGCCGGTCGCGCGTGGTCAGGAAGTCGTTCAGTTCGGCCACCAGCGGCAGGCCGACCGTACGCACGCGGTAGTACGCCTTGCTAACGTTCGGCACAAGTCCGGCTGTGGGTACGTCCGGGTCCTCGAACTGGATCACGGCGGTCTGGTAGCGCGTGTAGGCTGTCTCGGCCAGATAGCGCATATCGGGCACGAACAGCGCGTCAGCCGTGTCTACGCCGCGGACGTCCGTGAGGATCTGATAGCCAGAACTTGTCGTGTCATTTGCGGCGGCTATTCGGCGCACCTCATAAAACCCAGCCGACGTATTCTTGTCCAGCGTAACCTGCCAAATCGTCCCGTTTGCCGACGTGCCGATGAATGTCGCGCGCAGCAAGTGCTCTGTTTCTTGAGCATAACTGTTCGTCTGCGCGTAGACGTCAATCTTCCCGCCGCCGGAGATCGGAAACAGGCTGTGTTGATCGCGTTGTTGTTCAGCGTCGCCGCAGCCGAGAATCGACAGGTGTTTGATGTTCTGAAACGCCGGTTGCGCTTTGATCGTAGCGGTGTAACTGGCCCGGCCGCCGACCGTCTTGGCCGCTAGCGCCTCGGGCAACTTCTGGATGTACTCGGCGTTGGTCAGCGGGTCGCGTCCGTCGATGAAGTCCGACGCCGCAAATGCCGCCAGCGTGTTGTTGGTCACGAAGTTCGGTGTCACGGTGACGCCCCGACGAATATTACCCGCTGCGCCGACTGTCAGTGCCTGCGCCGTGATGTTGATCGCATACGTACCGTCGCCTACGTCGATCATGACGCGGTCGCCGTCGTTGGTTGGCGTCGACCCGGGCGGCAGTGCGGTAAAGTTCTGCGTAGGCGCGAACTGCACGTCGTTTGCCGTGAACAGCGCGTCTGTCGTCAGTCGAGTGGTAAGCGGCAAATTAAGCAACAGCGTTACTACGCCGGTGGCTGGTGTGCCTGCGTCTCGGGTCAGGTTGTAGTTCGACAGTACCTGATCGACGATAGCCGGCTCCGCAAGGGCCGGATTCTGCGTGATGGCGTACAGGCTTTGGCTTTGCCGCACCCGGTCGATGTTCTCTTGGATAGCCGCATTCAGAACACCGTTGAAGTACAGCACGAGGTCATGAAACACGCCGCGGGTCAACTCCACTTCCGGATGCCGCTCCTGCATATACTGCGCAAGTTTCGCAACCATTTGCTCAACTTTTGCAGTATCCAGTTCGCTCAAACTTGCGATTTCAATAGCCATGTTTCACCCTACGGAAGTGTCGAGACCGGCACGATGATCTCACGCGTGTCGCCTAGAACGTTGTTAATTTTAACACGAATCTGTAAATAACCCGGCAGAATCGACGACGACAATAACTCGGCGAAATTAAGGCGCTCGTCGTTAGGCATGCCGGCGTATTCTTCTCGCTGCAGGTTGCGACGCACGTCAAGTTCGGCAGCCGAAAACAGCGCCTGCACCTCGATTTGTGTGCGCAGGCGACCTTGGCGGACGTACGTCATAAAGTCGCAACCGCGGTCAGACAGCCCGGGCATCGACCCAACTTCGGTCATAAACTCCAGCAGCCAACGCTGGGCTAGTTTTTGCACGCCGACACAGATCTGTCCGTTACTGGCAGTGTTAAACAACTCAAGGCCAAGTTTGGCCTCTTTGGCTGGATTTACATTTCGCAGCCCGAGGTAGTCGTATTTACGTTGTGCGTAGTCTTGTAAACTCATGGGCCACCTATACCTGTGTTGAAATGCCGCCGCTCGGATCGATGCCGAGGGAGCCGTCGTATGGGCTGTACAGGCCGCCCACGTCGATGTGCGTCTGGATGGCGTCTCTCAAAAACGAAAAAATACCAAATTTCTCGGTACCGTGACCTTTGAGCCGCCCGTGCATCAATGAAGCACAGCGGGCGTAACTGGCGTGCCGTGTCCTAAACGCCCGCTCTTCGGCAGCCATAAAATCAGCCTGCCACTTCATAGCGATTAGATCGCCGCAGGTGCCGCTTTCGTCACCGGTGCCCGCCAAAATAGTTTCGGAGTACAGTTCGTTGATTTTGTTACGCTCCCACGCTGGAATGTGCAGCGCAGGCACGTCCAGCAAATCTCCGGTCCCCTTGGGTGTATGCCACAGGCGGTAGTCGTTAAAAGTTTTGAATTGATACGCCATGCTTTTAGCGCACGCCTCGAGTTCGTTAACGCGATTCTCGAATTGCGAATCAACTTGGCCTTTTTTAGTTCCGTGCGCCATGGCGTTTCCTTAAAAATTGTGCTCGTACCTTTTGTCGATCATGGCCTGAATTTTGGCTGCGCGCTGGCTGACAGCGCCCGGCGTGATATTTAAACGAGCCGCGATGTCTTGCGTGCTGGCGCGCCTCCGGCCGTTTCTGCCGAGCGTCATGTCCATAACGAGCCGATCCGTGGGTGTCAAATCGCCATATACAAAATCCAGCCACGCATCCGCTGACCGGTTCTGGTTTGGGATAGAACTAGCGATGTCGCCGTCGTAGTTTTCTTCGGCTGTTTCGCGCACTGTGGTACCGGACGCAATCGGCTGGTTAAACGCGCGCACTTTTCGCAGCCGCTTGATCGACAGGCCCGTGGCGTCAGCCAGTTCCTCGTCACTAGGGTCGCGGCTAAGACTGTCGCGCAGTTCGTTCTCGGCGGCGTGGAGCCGCTGGTAGTCCAACCCGACCTGCTCCGGAATCGAAATGATGTTCTGCTCCTGCGCGGACAAGCGGCGGAGACTCTGCAGTTGCGACAGGAGGTGTGTTCTGACGTTACCGCGCTTGGGGTCGTACGTCTCCATGGCTTTTAGCGCCATTAGTCGCGCGCGCGACTTAAACACAGGACTGGAAGATGCGCCGCCGTAACTGCTGACAGCCGTGTCGATCACGGGCTGCACGCGTTTCAGCAGTTGCGTGTTCGTGTCTGGCGTCTTGTTTTTCAGCCACTGGGTGTGAATGTCCGTGAAGTCATCCGCAACGCCGGTAATCCGGGTTGGGGCAGAGAACGGCGCATCTACGTCACCGAGGATAGACGGCATACCTTTTGGTTGCGGCTGTGTTGGCATCAGGATAACCCTCTTACCAGCGGCCCGCCAACCCACTTTGCGGTCGGGTACAGGGGCGGCGCAGCGCTTGTAAATAAATCGTCGTTGTTCTCAAGTTCCGACCGCAGATTTAATAGTGTAAACGACGTGCCGGCTGTGTGTTGCTCTGTGTTAATCAAAAATGACACATGCGTGACAGCGGCGTATGTCGTGAGTTCGCTACCGGCGCTTAGATCTGGCTCTTTAATTTTGACAATGCTGCCGGGTGCAATGTCAAAACGTAACTTTCCAGACATTTCACCGTACCGCTTAGAGAGCACTTCAGTTTTGTACCAGTGCTCGCAAAATATGTTGACGATGTTCGATTTCTCTACATCTTTTTCAGCGTCCGCCGGGCGGAGCACACCCGCCGGCGTATCTTCGGGGCCCTTGCCGGGGCACGCAGTGTCGCCAAGGCGTCGACCAAAGCCGGTCGTCAGTGGCGAGAATGCGCCCTGCGAAATAGCGTTTGCCAGCCAACCCGGCGGATCTTTTACGATAATTTGGCCGCGGAGATCATTATTCTTTTTTGGAAACCGACCCCACGGCCTGAAATATGAAAGCCCGGGGGCTCTGCCGCCAAGCGCCCAATTAGACGTGGCCTTTTGAGAATACCGAATCTCGATCGACTCAATAAGGCTCGCGAGGTTGGAATCAAAATTCGCGTAGGTATATTCCCGGCCGTCGATCTCTTTCCAGTAGCCACGAAGACCGCCAAAGAACGGAACAACGTTTGCAAACTCAGGGCACGGCGACACGGCAAACAAAAATTCAGGCGCATATTCGCCGACGAGTTTGCTCCAGAATGACGAGTAGGCCATTCCGTTTTTGGCGATACCGCTAATCCCTTTGTTTGCGCCGTCAGCGATAGCCTTGGCGTTTACGCCGCCCATAAAGAGCGGCAGTTTTCCCGGAAAAGGCGCCGTGCCAGGCATGCGCTCCAGCGCCAGTAATGCCGCCGCGTTGTTGCCGTTTGTAAGCGGGTTATTGTCTCGCGCGTAGTTTTGCTCGCGGGGGTGGCTGAACGACGCGATTTCTTTGAACATGGGCTTGAGGACTTTTTCCCATAAATCATCTTGCATGTTGGATTTATTAATAATGCTTCCTGTCGCGTCCACAATCGGCACGGGATTTGTCAGACCTTTATTCTTGCCTGTCCAGTCCGCACCGCCGCGCATGAGCGCCACGTCAGAGTTGGCGGCTTGCGCCAAATCGTGCGGCACGCCGGGGTGCCAGTTGCCGTTGATCATGGAAGAGCAGTTTAAATCGTCCAACCAATGAATCAAATGCAGCGCATAACTAACCGAATTATTTGACCGCTGATAGCCCGCACCGGCGTAATACCCGTCGAAAATTACGCCGCGACCCTCGGGCATTAAACTTGTCTCGCCGTCGTTTGTCCTGATTGTCAGCGTAACTTTGACCTTGTCGCGCGGCTTTAACACTTTTAGCGCGGCGTCAATGGTGGCGGGCTGCGACTTGTCTGACACGTTCCGCCCGCACGCGACCACAAGGGACGCAACCGGAATTGAATTCAGCGCAAACGTAGCCGAAATCGAAAGGATGTCTTTAAACAGTGCTTTCCTCGCACCGGACTTTGCGTCGGTGAATTCTGCCGTTAGTTCAAATTCAGACCGGACAAAATTTTCAGCCATCATTTGCCTTTCGCAGTTCCTCGGCTCGGTAAATAAATGCCAGCACAAGCCCAGCCAGTCGATACGCGGACAACGGGTGGTCAAACCACAGGTTTTTAAAGGTAGCGTACGGCTCAACGGGCGCAACGCCAAACAACTCTAGAAACAACGGTTCACCCAGAATCTCTAACACAGGCAGGACCGAGGTAATTGCTGGTTGTGGGTTTGCGCGCGCTGTCACGAGCCACTTGGCTGTGTCTACGCCTTGGGGCAGCGACTGCCCTGTCATGCGCAAGATAGGCCGCCGCTCTTTAAACGGCATTGCCGGCGGCTGCGGTTGCACGATCACGGCCGGATCAAGCCCGAGTCCGATTTCCGCGTCGTACTGCTCCAGAATAAGCAGTTGTTCGAGTTCGGTTAGTGTGGCGTAGACTTCGGTCGTAACCTGCGGGTTGAATTTGAACTGCAGGTTTGTCTCAGGCAACGGAATCGTGGGCGGCTGCATCGGATCGGGCAGCAGTGTAACCTGCGGCGCGGTAAGGCTGTTTAGATCACGGATGCTTATGTAGATGGCGTCTGTGTTGCTGGCTGTGATCTCAAATTGCTTCGTGGTGACGCCCAGCGAGTTACTGGCAACGAAACCGCCGCCCCAGTTCAGCGGCAGCGGCGGCCCGACAGTTTGCGTGACGACCAGTGTCGCCTTGGCGTTTTCAAAAAACGCAGCGTCTGTCGTCGGCCAATACGTGACGCGCGGGTCGAGTTTGTAAACGTAGTCAGCCAGTTCCGTTTGGTGAACATACGTGAGCAGTTCGCGGGCGCGCAGATTCAAGAAGTACATGTCTGGCTGGCGACCGAACAGGATCTTGTAGACCGCGGCGAGCGCGGGCGACAACGTACTGGGCCAAAACGCGGCTGACATGTATTCATAGCCGGCGTCTTGTCGTTGGTTTTTCTGCGGGCTGACGTTCAGCAGCAGGGTGCGCGCGTGGTTGATCATGCTATCTACCTATTCCAACGTCTGTTGCACCGGCGCCGCTTGACGCATTGCCGCCGGGCCCGAAAGCGACAGGAAAGCGAAAAGCGGTGTTTGGTCTTTCGGGAATAACTTCGAAGCGGAACGTCCAGTAACCAACAGTGCCGAGTGCTTCCGTGGCTTTGATGTCCATGCGCATACCGGTTAAAAACCCGCGCAGTGTTTTGGTGCCGCCGTCCGCGCTAGAGATGGTTAATTTCGACGATTTGTTACCGCTGGCCGCGGCTCGATGCTGCATGTAATAATCATACAATTGCAGCAGTTCGCCTTTTTTCTGCACGTCGAAAATATTGTTCCAGCGCGAGCTACCGCAACCTTTTACGAAGCCAATACCCGTAACATTGATCGAGCCAATGCGGTCACCAAACGCATAAAAATAGATGAAATTGTTGACCGTGTGCTGGAACTGATAATTGCCGGACATTTCAATTTCAATGCCGGTAGCAATGCCGTTAATTTCTTGTCCGTCTACTTTGAGAGTGAAAAATGTGTCGTCGCCACACCACGTGCGTTTGATCTCGACGACGCCGGCGCAGGGAGTAAATACGAGTGACATACTAATTACCTTTATTATTGCTGTGTCGCGCCGTATATGGGCGAGCCGCCGCCGGGCGTCGCCGTCGGTTGTTTATTTTTGCCCATTACTTGCAGTATGCCTTTTTCAAGATTCGTAATACGCAATTCGCCCGATACGGTTAATTCTTGCCCGCCACCGCCCGGACCGCCGGGCGCAGGCGGCGGCGCAGGCGCCACTGTCTTGGATGCTTCCGTCGTGTTTTGGGCGGCGGCGCTGGCGCTTCCCGCAGCACCAGCCGCTGTACTACCTGCGGCACCCCTGTCACCGCTGGCAGATCCGGGCAGGGCGTTTGCCGCCGGATCGTTTGCCGCAGCGTCGGTAGCCGATTTTCCACCTTCGACTTTATCTGCGTTAATCGTCACGCTTGTCGCGGCGATACTGGCGTTGGCAATTTGCTGCGATATCTGCTGCGCTGTATTTTCAGCCCCGGCGGCTGCCTGCTGCGCGTCGCCGATTGTGCCGCCGAGATCAATCCTATTACCAAGTCGGATATTCTCGAAAACGCTTTGCTGCTTTTCGTCACTGATCCCCAATTCAGAAAGCGCAGTTGTTAGATTATTTTTATGCCCTTCGTCCTCGCCATCGTCGACCGCGTTTCTGCCGGCGAGCCCGGCGATTTTTTCTGCGGCCGTTTGCCCCTTATCGTCTTTCTTTGTCGGATCGATGCCGGCGAGGGTCAGCGCCTCGTAGACCGTAGACGCCAGCACGCTTTCGTCGTTTGCGGCGTTGAACGTACCACTCATAACGCGGCGCGCACGCTCACGTTGCTCGTTTTGCTGTGCAGTATTGTTCCAGTGCGCCTGTCCGATCCCTTTTTCGAGGGATTGAGCTAACAATTGTCCGTGCGACATTTCGCCTTCGGCCACGCCGTTACCGCCCAACTCTTGCAGCACGTCGGCCCTGACCAGCAACTGCTTTCGCTGTTCCGCCAGTGAAATTGTCGTGTCCGCACCGCCATTGACGAACCGCTTGTAAAGTTCTGTGACCTTTTTGTCGTCGGTGAGCGCCTCGGTCGCTTTGTCGGTTTGCCTGCGCTTGACCTCGCTGTCGCTGATAATTTTTGTGTCGTCTTTAACGCCAGCAAGTTTTTTCAGCCGGCTTAGCGCAGTTTCAGCCTCAGCCGCGTTGTCGGACTTGCTGGCCGTGCCGAGATCGCCAATAGTCTTTTCTGTAACGCTCAGCGCGTTGATTTGCTCTTGCAGCGCGTTAAGCCCAGTTTCCATACCGGCGCTATATTTGTCGCGCAGATCTTGCTCTGGAATGGCTTTGAATAGCGCTTTGAATAGCCCTTCTTGCGTGACGTTTCCGCCCTTCTCGCCCATTTCAAGCAGATAGTCTGATACGCCGGCCAGTACGGGCGAGTTAAAGTTCAGCCCGGCTTCAGACTTGCGCTGCGCGATATTTTGAGATCTGAGCGCTTCTTTCGCGCTCCTGACCGCGCGATTCTTACCGTGCACCAAATGATGCGCCGCCATTGTTTTACCAGACTCGTCGAATACAAATGCGTTCGCTTCGTTAACCATTTCATTAATGGCACGATTCTGGCTCTCTGCGTTGCCGGAACCCATGTAGGCGGCTGCGGCCTGATGCGCGAGCCGCTCGGCTTCCGGTTCGGCGATCCCGCTGGCCATAAACGACGACTTGAGCGTCGGGACCATGTTTTCGCGAATGTGCTTGATTTGCTCGTCGTGCGGTTTGTCGGACGATTCAAAAATTAACTCGGTTAGCGCGCTGCCTGTCGTGTTGGCCACTGCTTCAGTATCGAGTTTCGAAAGTTCTGACCCCGGATTGGCTTTTCTGGCGGCTTCCAGTTGCGTTTCAAGTTTGCCACGCACGGCCGCGTTATTTATATCGCGCAGCATTTCGTATTTCTGCGACTGTAATACGCCGTTAATCTTATTGGCAAATTGCTGGTTATTTGGATTCCTAAATGCTGCTGCGGCTTCGGCTTCGGTGCCGCCGGTTTGTTTAAACAACGACAGCACTGCCTGCGGCCCGCCTTCGCCCAGCAACTTATAGACGTTTTTCTTAACACCATTGAATTCGTACTCACCACCCGAAGATTCATCTAGGTATGCCTGCATGGCTTTGGCGAATTCACTGTCAACCTCTGCGCCGTTTTTGTCTTTTATCTTGAACGAGTTCGGTGATGTTTTGTATATGCCCGCGAACCCCGCCATCATGCGGCCGTTGTCGCTGGCCGTCGCGGCTTGTTGTTGCTGCGCCGCAAATTGTGTCGCTTCCGCTTGATTTAGGCTGCCAAACACCGGCCGCGAAAAGGCTCCGTCGTCACGCATGGTCTTGATCATGGCCATGGCGTTTACTTGGTTGTGCATTGTCTGGGATTTAGAAATACCCAGCATGTCACCCATGCCGCCCATTTGGGCTGCCATCGCGGCCATCTGCTCGAAACCAATGCCAGACTCTCGGGCTGTTTGCTGCATTGCTCGCAAGGCTGTTTCAATCTGTTTGGGGTCCATTTGCCCCATGGCGCCTTGACTCAGGTGGTCAAGGGCTGCCAACAGCGCGGGCATCGGCGCATTGGGGTTGCCGTTTTCGCCGAAGATCTCGCGCACAGCGGCGACAGCCCCGGTGTACTTCTTAATAGCCGCGGCGCTACGCTTGGCGTCGACGTTACCGGCAACGGCGTCGAAGCCTTCCATCTTTTCAATTTGCTGCACGTCTGTTCGATTACCGGCGTTGAACTCGTCAACAGCATTAAAAACGTTGGTTAATTTGTCTTGATATCCGCCGGATGCGCCGATTCTTTCATTTAATACTTTGCGCTGATCTGCCGGCAGCATTTTCGCGTACTCGGCGTCACGAGCCATCAGGTCGCGGTGGCCAAATTCTTCAGCGAGCCGCCGCAGCGTTTCAGGATCGCGCTCGCGTTCGTCTGACAACAGTTTGACGCGAGCAGCCGGCGACATCGCACCGATCGCCTGCGGCAACATTCCGCGCTGGAACATTTGCTCGGTCATCTGCCCGATCTGTCCGGCCATAAATCCGTGCATTTGGCCGAGACTGTTTTCGCGCGCCTGTTTGATGGTTTGGTCGAGGGTGACCTCGTCTTTTTTTAGCAATCCAGTTCTGTCGGTGGTCTTGCCCTTAACAGTCTGGTCGAGCGCTTTGATGGCGTCGTCAAATTTGGTTAACGCTTCGGCTTGTTTGGTAACGTCTTTTTCGTCGCCAGAAACGTACTTTTTATACGCGGCGCTGACGTCCTCGTTATCGAGTTCTTTCGCGGCGAGACGCTTAGTGATCCGACTTACAATTTCGTCGTCTGAGACTACATTCTTAGTTTCCATTCGCGCGAATTTTTTCAGCCGCTGGACGCCGGTATTTTTTTGGTTGTAATCCTCTACGCTACCGCCGCCGATGCGAGCATCCCGCTCAGCGCCGCTAAGATTGCCACCCTCGTCGTACAGGTGCGCGTAGACGCCGCGGGAAAAATCTTCCAGCGACTGCGCGTCCATGCGGCGCCCGCCCGAAGGATCGCGACGAAAAAATCCAATGCGATTGACGACCTGATTTAGCCCCGCCACGTCGCCTTTCCGTCCGTGCAGGGCGGCTTCAAGGTTTTCGGGGCCAATGATGGCGCCTGCGATCGCCTTGGTCATAGGATTGTTAATAAACCCGGCAAACTGCTCGGCCTGCATCCTGTTTAACTCGGTGGCAGGTTTGTGCGTGGACGCTGTGCGCAGGGCCAGTAGGCGCTTGGCAACATCTTGGTTGCCCGCGCCTGCCATGTAAAACTCACTTGCGCGGGTTTGATTTTGATATTGCCGGGCTATGTATTGATCTATAACGTTTTGCGACGGCGTCATGTGGGGCATGAAATTGCCCGGCCCGGCAAGGTTTTGCAGGAGCCCGCCGCCGAATAACGAAATAAGCCGGGACATTTCTGCGTTGTTATTGAACGCAATCTGGCCCGGCGAATAATACGATGGATTTTTAAAATCAAACGGTTGATCTGACATAAATCACCCTGCGGCCGGCCGTTGGCCGGCGACCGCTGTTTTATATCTGTCGATTAAGCGCTGTGTTTCCGGGTCTATTGTACTATTTCCGGTCGGTGATTCGGTTTTAACTTCTGGCTGGCTGTCCCACGGAAAAATGACGCGCTGCAGCCGGGTCAGCGAGCCACTCGTCGACTCTTTTACGTTCTTGAAACTGTCCGGCTCCAGCCCGCCATGAGACAGATAAGCGCACCAGTGCTGATGCACATGCCCCAGCAGGCGGTGCTCTTCTTGCCGGTGAATTTCCAACAGCAACAACCGGTGCTTTATTCGCCAGTTTTTGTTCAGGGGATCGGCACCGGAGTAGTCGAACGCTCCGGAGGCGGCGGCCCGCACCATATAGGCCGCTACGCGATCCCTGTCCAAAAACTTGGTTCAAGCGCCATGGCCTCAAGTGCTTCAAGAAGTCTCTGAAACTGTCGGAGGTGCAGGCCGACGAGGCGCCTTGTTACTTCTTGCGCCAGTACCGTGTTATTAACAAAATTCAACTGATCTACGAGCGGCGTAGCCAGCGGCTTCTCTTTATCCTGCACGGCCGGCATCTCGGCCAGTTCGGGCACGATGGAAATGACTTTGCCGGTGTTGCTGGCAATCGCCTCCAGCGAGCACGACAGCCGGTAATCCATTAACTGCGTAAACCACTCAGCCTCGGACGCGATGCGGCCCTCTTGCTGGTCGAGCACAAGTTGCCGATAGATCAGTTTGTTTTCTTCGGCTAGCAGTCCGCGGAACGTCACGATGATCTTGCCGCCAAATAATTCGTACTGCTTGCGAAATCGCGACCCGCCAAGGATCGTAGCCAAAAAATCTTCTTTATCGCGGTCCGTCGGCACCACCTCAAACTTCTGCATCATGTCCCACCCGCAACGCGGGCAGAACGGCAAGATTGCCGGCGCGGAGGACGCCTGTGCCGCGGGAGCCGGCGCAGTCGGCTCTGGTGGCGGCGGTTCCGCGGGTTTGTTTTCTGTTGCCGGAATGGTGGGCGTGGCGGGAACGGGTTGTTCGCGATCATCGACAATCTCAAACTGGCTCATCACGCTTTCGTACTGCGCGCGCAAATGGGGGGCGATCTTCTCCACCTCCTGCTGCTTGGCTTGCTGCTTGGCTAATTCTGCCGCGGCGCCTTTGGCCGCGGCCAGCATTTCTTTAACTTCGGCGACTGACTCGGGCGGCATTGATGCTGCGTCAATTAAGACGTCGGCGCGCTTGGGTGGCGGCAGCGTTTCTTTAATTTTGACCAAAAGATCGCCCAGCGAAGCTGGAATCGGGTCGTTGGTCTTCCACCCGAACTGCTCCAGCGTTTTACGGGTGAATTCGGAGACGTAGGGATTTTCGACCAGTTCCATGTCACTTCCTTCCGATGATGGGGTAGTTCCCGTTAATAATTGTCTTATTGTTCTCCGCAAATTTTGGCTGACTGTACGCGCCAATCAGCCCCGGAGCCTCGCCACGATCGGCGTCCCTGAATCCGCCGTCTTGGAATTCGACAATGTTGAACTCTTGCTGCACATACGCATCTTCGTCGATTAACCATTTCTTACCGGGGAATGGGTACGTCTTGTCGCACACTTTCGACTTCACGCCCTTTTCTTCCCACTTCTTGGTCGTCTGGCCGCCGATGTCTGCCATCTGCTGCCAGCGGTCTTCATAGAGTAGGAAGTCTGGAACGGCGTATTGTTCGTCTGTGCGGAACGAGAATTCCATGATGTTGATAACGCGGTCGTTGCCGGGCTTCTTGTCGCCGTAGAACTGCATTTCAAGCAGACTGTTGTCGATCTGCGCGCCCAACTGCGGCAACGTGTCATCAATTAAATTTCGAATAGTTTCGATAGCCGCGCCCACCTGTCCTTGGCAGTCGCCGTCGCACGGGCCGACGAAGAACGCGCCCTGATCGGCGGCCTGCGTCAGAATGTGACCCTTCTTTACGAGCACGCTGCCGTCGCTCAAGATGCCGCCGCCCGCCACGATCATTTTTTCTGTGCCGACCATGCCAGACAGCAGTGTGTTCTGCTCCGAAAACTTGTTGGCTTTCTGGTAGTCTGTTTGGCCGAAGAAGTGATATACGGACCCGCTACGCCCGACGTAGTTAAACAAGTTGTTCGACTTAGTGATGATGTCTTTGTCGCCCTTTGCGGCGTCCAGCACGATCTCGCCCGGCTGGATGCCGCCGCCGCCTGTGCGCATGTAAATCTGGTTGCCAAGGCCAACGACATTTGAATTGGGCGCGCGCAGAACCACGCCGCCGAACTTGACATCGTCGCCGCACGTCTCGAAGTCGTAGTCTTTGCGGTTCGAGCGGCTTTCAATGAGCACGCCGCCGTCGTTTTCCTCGTTGCCAGCCAGCACCATAACGTGCTTCTCGCTCTTGATGCGGACGCTCTTTTCGGTGGTCGAGATGTCCACGCTGTCGTGTGCGCGGAAGATGCAGTCGGCTCCAGACCAGATCTGCGCGTGGCGGCCAGATTTGACCCACACGTCGCCCGGGGCCGAAAGTGTTAAACACCCGCCAGCCATGCGGATTTCAGCGCCATAACCGTCGCCGATGACTACGCTGCCGTCTTCCAGCAGCGAGATAAAACTTTCGGACTCGTAGAAGTTCTGCTCGTTGTACCTGTGGTCGATGTTCCACTTCTTGGGCTGCGGCTGTTTTAAATACATTGAGCCCTGCAATTCAGAGAACTGCGGAATCTTCTGATTTACGTCAGCGTATCCCTCGTCCGACAAATTGCTCTGTTCCCACGTCTTGTAATCCTTCGCGTGCCAATAGAACGGATGAATTCCGGCGTAATTAAACAGGTAACCGTGCAGGTCGAGTACAGCCGCGGCCCTTTGCATGTTGGGCCATTCGGAATCTGTAGTTTCGATATCGCCGGTAATCTTGTGCTCAGGCCCGCTGCCGAACTTGCTGGCGGCTTTGTAGTTAGTTTCGGCATTGTCGCCCTTCTCGTCTTCGGGGCGTTTGATGCGTTGCGGGAACGGCAGCAGGATGCGCTTAGACAACACGATGCCCTTGGCAGACGCAATAAACCGCCGACCATCCAGTCCCACGTTATCTTCGTGCAGGCCGTAGACGGGTTTAACCTCGTGGTCTGTTAACTTTTTATCGCCGCCTGTGCACTCTGCTTTGCCGATGTCTTTTGAATTAACAATCGAATCGTACGGCTTACCGGGGTCGCCAAGCTGTCCGGGTTCATATGTCCAGCGCGGTACGGATTGCGGCGGCGCATGCACGTGCATGCGCGCACCTTGGCCGAGATAACCGTAGAACTGCTGCGTCCGATGATAGGGCTGTTGAAATTCGTGTTGGTTTTCCCAGTGCGCGTAAAACGGCTTTTCTAATGCGCACTGATACGTGCCGGGTTGATACTCTTGAATCATTTCCACGCCGGGCGACATCAAACCCATCGCCTCCCACGGGTACGGCGAGTAACCCTGCACGTCGTTGTATTCAGCCTGATCTGTGAAAGCGTCCCGCTCGTGACCGGACGTCCAGACCTGCATGTTGTAGCCGGTCACGCGCAACAACGAGTCGTGGTAGAAACCGAACACGCCCGTAAACTCGTTCACGGACATGCGAACCATAAAGTCGTCCAGCGTGACGCCCATGCCGGTCGTGGAGATCGCGCCCCACTCGCTGGCTAGTGTGGCGTCAAACGGCCGCCACGCGCTGTAATCGACCTGCTGCCCGCCATCGGGCTGTTTGAGGTGTTTCTTGTGAACGTCGTCCACGCGCTTGCGGGACGCCTGCGAGATATAGTCGTGGTAAGCGCGGTTCCCCACGTCCAAGACGCTCGGGGCAGCGCCGAGGATATAACCCTCGTAGTGGTTGTCGTGAGTCATCACGATTACAGCCGTTCCCGGCGCATAGGTCGTGATCTCGCTGGCGCCCATGCAAACGCCGCTGCCGTGCATACAGGCAGCGGCAATGATGGGCGCAGCGCCCTTTTCAATATGGACGCGATAGCAGTTGGCTATCGCCGTACCGTCCATAATGAACCCGATAAGCAGCCGCCCAGATTCAATAAAACCGGTGCGATACGCAGTCAAGTTGCAGTTCGGGTCGGCCACGGGGCGCATCTGCGCAGCATACGCAGACGTCGCAAACGGCGAACTGTAGGCCGTTTCTTGCCGTACCAGCCGGGCTGGCAGACTGGAGTCTTGGGTCGGTTGCGGCGCCGTAGAAGGCGACTGCCACACCTTATTATTAGGGTTTCCGTCGACCGGCATAAATTGTCCACCAATTCAATGGTGTGGTTACGGGCCGAAGCCCCGGGCGTTTCCGCCCAATACCTTAAGCGGCGGCTGCATTTTGTGCAACCGCCGCTTGTGGTTCCGATTTAATTACTACGATCAGCGCTCAGGTGTATTCCATGTCCACGAACATGAAACTCATGGATTCTGTAACGATGATGTCATTCGCCGTCACAGAAGCGCCGAGGCTGTTCAGCGTTACGCCGAGCAGGTTGTACGTCACCGAGCCAGCCGCGTTGCACGCGCCACCGCCGGCGCCCTGCGCGCCAGCGATAAGCCCGAGCGTATTTGTGTTGGCGTTACAGAGGTTGCCGTACGCGCCAACAATCGCCTTAAAGTCCTTCGCGCCGCCAACCACGCGGTTGAATTGCGCGGTACCACGGCGGCGGTCGCCGACGTAGTACACGTTTTGGGTGCCGATTTCGTACAGCATGTTCACAGTGCGTTCAATCGACCACTGCGCCTGTTGCACAATCGCGCCAACGGCGTCGTTGCCGTTGATTTTGAGTTTGACGTCTTCGGCCTTAATGACGCCTTGAACGGACTGTACTCCGCCGGCCGGGCCCGCAAAAACAGATGCCATATTGCGTATCTCCTATTTTGTGTCTTTATTGACTTGATCAGACAACTAAGTGCAGTTCGATGTTGTTCAGCGGCGCCGGCACAACAAGGTCAAGCACGATTTCAATGCGGTCCTTAAGCAGCGGGTGAATACGCAGGACACGGATCTCGCCGCTGATTAACTGCGAGCCCAGTTCTTGTGTATAGCCGTTGGTCGACAGGAAACGGATCACGTCACCCACCTTGGTCCGCAGCAACTCGACCATGCTCTGCGACGCGTTCGTCCGCCCGATGTACGGGCGCAGACGACGGAGGAACAGATACGAGATCGAGTCCACGTTGCGGCGGATCATCTCTTCCCGACGATTCAGGTCGAGGTTGTCCGTCGTCAGCGCGTGGCGGGTGTGAGGCGTGCCGTCACGGTCTTCCGTGACAATCCACACGCCGGCTTCCGCCATGCGGTTCAGTTGGGTTTCATTGAAGTACTTGTAGGACCGGCTGTAGTCGTCAAAACCAGCCACTTCGACGTTCGTCAGCGGCTGGTGCGGCACCACACCGCTCACAAGGCCAGCCAGAGCCGCAGCGAGGTAATAACCGGGCTGCAATGTGCCAGCCTCGCCGACCTGATCGGGCCACACGGCGCAAACGCGACGGTTCGAGAGGGCGCCGGCCTGTGTGGCGATGCCGTCAGCGATTTCGTTGCGGTTACGATTGTGGTAGATCTCAACCCGCTGGGCTACGGTCACCGCTGTGTTGGTGCCCGAGTACAGCAGGAGGGTCGACTCGGACAGCACGCGGTCGACGACGTACTCTTCGTACTGCTCGTCACCGAAACCGTCCACGGCGAAGTTGTAACGAACGATGTCGCCCGGCTGAACTTCATTGGTGATGAAGTAACCATTGCCAGACGTAACCGTCAGTTTGGTGTACTGCGTGTTGGTCGCATTCGGGTCGTCGCCAACCGTCGCCAGCACGGGGCTGGTCACGACGTTACCGGCAACGCCACCGATCGCCGCACCCTCACCAGCCACCAGCACTTGCGGCACCGACTTGAGCGCCACGAAACCGGCCTTCCAGTTATTCGCGTACTCGTTCGACTCCGCGCCGATGTGCGCAGCCCACAGGTTGTGAACGCGAATGTCGAAGGTCATCGGAACAAGGTTGTACAGGTCGTCGCGACCCTTGAGTCGCTCAAGCACCTGCACCCAACTGTCGAGGTTCTTCGGGTCGAGCACGGCGGTGTACTTCACCACAGTGCCGTTCGAATTCGACAGCGCCTTGTAAACGCCCCACTTCAGCGGGTTGTCCGGATCGAGTTGACCCGCAATCTGATCAAGGTCGGCCACGTCGCTGATCGAGTTCACCTCGTCGGCGAGATCGGACAGCCACTCGCGGTACTCGACGTACAGTTGACCAGCGCGCACTTCCAGCGGCAGTTCAACGCCGCCGCCAGTCCACTCGGGGTGGTAGGCGACAATGCCTTCCTGCACGCAGACCTGCGTGGCTTCAAGGTAGTAGTTGGTCAGCGGAGCAAAACCAGTCCGGTTCTTCGACACCTGAATGTCGTCCTTGATGAACAGTTTCAGGTCGAGCGTTTCGGCCGACAGCATGTCGGTCGGGAGGTCGTCGCGCAGGATAAGTTGGCGCACCGGGCCAGCCTTGCTGGATACCACGGTGATGTACCACTTGTCGCCTTTACGCAGACCGGCGCCGGTTGTGAACTGCACCTGCACGCCGTTTGTGCCAACCGGCACGTTGACGCCAGTGTTCGTCACCGCGGTCGGACCCGAGAAATCGAGACCCTTAACCGTACGAACCGTAACTTCCGGCAGGGCCGCCCAGAGGCCGCCCTTTGTGCACTCGATGACGTACACGTCATTCTTCTCGCCGGCATACTCGCCAACGATGTTATCATCATCATCCGTGCTGTACTCGCCAGCAGCAGACGAGGTCGCCGTAACAGCAATGAACTGCTGCGCAACAACAACACGCCACTTCTGGCCGACCACAAACTGATCGGCCGCAACACCCGCCGCAGTTGCAGCGTCTTCGCAGTTCTCGTTCGGGACGACGTCGAACGTCACCGTCACGCCGCGCGTGCCGATAGCTGTCGCACTTTCCATGGCGGCCGGGGTGACTTCAGCGACATCGTCGGTGCCGCTGGCGCTACGCACGCGGAGGCGAGCAGCGTTGCAACCCGAGACAGAACTCTTCACGACTTCGATGGTGTACTCTTCGTTTACATAGCCCGAAGCCAGACCGTTGTACGTGCCGCCGACAGCCGCCACGATGCAGTTAGCAGCGCCGGCAATCTTGGTCACGCTTGCGCCGGCATTGGTATTGCCGGTGTTGGCAACATCAGCCGTGGCCGGCTGAATCAGCGAGTCAACCATAGAACTGGCAAAACCAGCGACTTCGGTCCACAGTTCGGTTTCGACGCACTCGTTGTCCTCGCTCACCGAACGGAGATACACACGGTCGCCCACCTTGACGTCGCGGTCGTGGAAGGCGCCGCTGCGCGGGTAAGCCGATGTGTTGGACTTGAACGACAGGTTGTCCGACTGAATCCAGTTCTGACGCCCTGCAACCGGGGAAATAACCGTGTCGATGTCGGTCAGGTTGTGCTCGTAATAAAGGAGCAGCGCGTTGTCGATATAAAGTTTGGTGTACTCAAGGTCGACGAGCGAGCCGGCGGTCCGCTGGGGCCACGCATAGCAAGTGTCCGACAGGCGGTCGTAATCACCCAGCAGGCAGTCGCTCTTCTCCGTGACGTTGCTGTAACGATGGAGAACGGCGTGCGGACCGGCGATGTGGGCGCGCAGCGGTTCCGTAATCTCCGTCGGAACAATCGTAAACTCTTGGAAAACGAGAACTTGTGGTTTTACGTAACTAGACATGCGTCCGGCCTCCGTGCCTTGGATTAGATGATTTGTAAGCCTGTGTGTGCGGTTCCGTGCTTGCCGGTAGTATACATAACCACCGAATCAACAAAAAAACATCTCACCGCAAATTTTAATATGACAGTAAATCCGATGCCTTAAAGACAATCCGCTTTAAACGCGGCACGTACGGCTGGAGCGACCAAGCTTCCTCGGCAACATACGACACGGTCACAGGTACGGCATAACCCTGCACGACCTCTTGAACTTCTCCTACTCCGCCAACCTCGCTGACAAAAAAGCGCATTAGGCCCATTTGGTCAACAATGAGCGGAGAAAATGTGACTAAAAACTTGACCACTTCCGTGGCCAAAAATTCGGTTTCGCCGCCGTTCTGGGCAAGGCAGTACAGTGTGTGGCTGCCTTCCCAAAACCCGGTGTACGAAGTAGATCCAGTATAAGTATCTGCGCCTGATTTGTCACCAATACCTTTTCTTAACCACGACCACGAATTTCTTTTAATCAAAATTCCGGGTCTTTTGTCGTTATTAGTCGGGTTCCAGCGGGTGATACTTTCTACCAAAACACCTGTCTGGTTTAAACCGTTGTCGGCAGGTTTCCAGCCGCCCAACTCTTCGACCATCCGCCGCACTCGGGCGTCGTCAATGTTTTCGGGGTCAGAGAAATGGCCTACTAATAGTTGCCGCAGCAGGCCCGTCATGACGTGCGGGCGCATACCGTATGAACATAGCGCACTGACCCGGTCGACCCGGACTTCAGGAGCGCTCTCGGGCGGAAACTGGGCTTCAATTTCCGGCGGATTTTGGGAGTCGTCGCAGGTGCTCACGGAGCGGGTCCTTTTTGTCGATAACTGAACTTACAACTATTACTGGAAACAGTTGCTGGCGCTTGTCTTTAATTTTAACCGCTGGCTGCATTTCTTTATCGAGTTTTGTCACGTTACACCGCCCAAAAATCGTTGTCGTTGTTTTGCGTGTTGCGGTTCGATGCCCGGCGTGCTGGCGGCCGCGCGGTGCTTCTTAAGGGGGCTGCCGGGCGCTGCCTGTCGTCGACTGACAGCGGCGCGCCGGTTTCCGTGCCGATTCCGTCAAAGCCGTCACCGGCTTCTGCGCGCAGAGGGGCCTGCATCCGCCAGATATAGCCCGGGGCCGCGGCAGCCGGCTGTACGGTAATAATCTGCAAGTCGGGGCCGTATTCGCCCAACTTCTCGTACAGCACGCCGTAATCACCGGCAAACAGGTTTAAGGGTACTGCCCAGCGACCGTTTGCCACAGTTATCGTCTGTGCGACAGCTATTGCGCGGTCTGGCAACGCCGGGCTGGCTGCATCAATATCCGTTAATTTAAAAACGTATACGCTCGCGCCTTCAATGGGGTCGCCCGTTGCGTCAACATACGCCAGCGCGTCATCACCGGTGTAGTTTGAATCGATAACGATATCGCCGCAACCCTCAAACCCCACCTGCGGTCGCGGATCTCGGTTCGGCGGTTCTCCGCCAATTTCAAGGGCGTAAATGCTGTTGTTAAACGGCACTAATCCGAGGCGCACTTCGCAAACCAGCGGCACGTTGCGCACCGCTGCCACGACCTGCACCACCTCGACTGTCCAACGCTCATCTGTTGAACCATTAACCCAGATGTCTTTTTTATTCAGCGCCGGGAAACCGATTACGCGGGCTTTAATATACGCGTTTTCTCGTGTCGAACCTTTTAGCTCAGCGTCGACGTGTTCTTCTATCATTTCCGGCGACAGGTCCCAACACTGCAGAGGCATAGCCGGGTGATAGCCGACCTCGAACCCTGTGCCGTTACATAAAATGCAATTGTTATCTGTGATTTCTTGCGTCAATTCATCGCGACAGCGTTTGCACGGTTTGCCATACCGGTACTGCTTTAATAAGAAACCGGGAACAGACACGAGCCGGTGCCGAAGTTGCTCTTTTCGAACAATCTCTCGGGCCAGTAGCCAATCGCGCTCCGTTAATTCGCCAAAGCAGTTAGCTGGCTGAGAAACGTAAATCTCTTGGGGCGTCGTCAACGTCACCCGGTAATGGGTAAGCAGTTCTGTGCCGCCCTCGCGCCAGCCGGGGTCGAGCGCAAAATACCCGTTGGTGACCGGGTCGCCGACGTTTTTCCAATCCGTAGACTTATTGCTAGGCGTGTAGCCATACTGCAGTTGAAAGACGTACGGCCCGGACTCGCGAAATTGCGACTCCAGTTGCCACCAGACGCGCGTTACTCCGCGAACCATGTGGTCGACGGAAACCCGGCGGAACGGATAAATGCGGTCTTGCGGCATAGAAGTTCCGTGTGGCTTGACGTAATTTTATACTGCGAAACCGAACGCAACGTCAAAAACCCGCGTTATTATTATTCTACCCGATCGCTGATAGCTAAAAAAAAGAGGGGGACGGCGGCGTACTATGACGCGCCGTCGCCCCCCTCTGCCCCAGTAATAGCGATTGCTCGCATACTCTGGGCTCGTTGTTCACCGGTCGTGACGGTAACACCCTTGCGGGGGCACAACGAGAAAGCACGTGGTTCGGAGATCAGTTCCTGCCACTTGACTATATGTGCGCGCGGCACGGTCCATGCTGGTGTTAAACCTGAACTCATCTGATCCTTTTGTTCAGGTAACGAGCAGCACGGGGCAAAATTGGTTCGACTCCCACTGTATTTGGCGTTTCGCAAGCGACGTCCCAAATGCAGTCAAGTTTAAATCTAGGGCTTATTTGCCAGTCTCCCGTCACGCTGTCTCACCCAACAAGGGTAAAACTTTTGTCCACCAGCCTTACGTGACAAGGCTTTTACTCCGAATCAACACCGCCCGTTTGCCAACTCCCTACGCGGCCGTCGGAGCCACGGTCGCGTAGGGTATAAAGACCCTAGTTAAGGAAATGGCATCGTAAACCACCTTTCTGCGTGCCGTTTGCACATTCGGGCTATTGATCCTGCAGAGCCATTTTCAGACCCTGCACCATATGGGGTTGGGTTACGCACCCATACACCATCGAGACCTTCTGCAAACTTTCCGGGAGCCAGCCGTCAAGCCTGCGGTCGGCGCCTTCGGCCATTGACAACGTGCGTTTGGAGTAATCCCTCTGCTCGTTGTGGAGCCAGATCATCCGAGCAATTCGCGGGAGTGCCGCGAGTTGTCGGTAGAGGTCCACGCCGTCGTGATCGCCGATAATCACGACGGCCCTTACACGCCACTTGCCCTTTCCGGTTACCACCTCATTAAAGAGGCGGGTTATGGCGGCCCGATCTGTCGTGTGGACTTTCCCGTTAAACCACGGCACGTAGGCGTCATCGGTCTCGTCGATGAAGCCGTTGCTGTGCGGGAAGACCAGTACGTCAGAACCGGCCACACCGGAATACCCTGCGGCGTTGGCTACGTCGCAGGCCGCCTGTGCTTGGCGTTCACAGGACGGCGAAACGTCCGGCAAGAATAACGTGACTGGGCGGCCAGTCACGACGTCTTCTTTGAGGGCGTTGGCGAGCGGACGCTGGACAAGCATCCGCGTAACCAACTTCCTCGGGCTCAGAACGGGGATTGGCCCCATCTGGCCGCCGGCCGCTTTGCCCTGACCAACCAGCAGGTTAATCAGGGCCGCCATTTGCGCCCGGAGTGCGGGCGAAACTTTTTGCAGCCTGCCGTGGGCACCGGCAATCTGCTTACGGGCTTCGAGCGACGGGCCGTCACCCCGTCCAAACGACGCCGCGCGGCGCGCTTCTTTGAGCGCCCGCTTGGTCCGTTTGATTTGCTGCCGTACGACAGAAGAATGCGGCCGGTCCTTCATCTGCTGTTGAAGGTCCTGCAACTTCTGTTTGGTTTCCTGCAGCGCTGCCTGCTCTTGCCGCTTTTTGGCCTGCTGCGGGGATTCCTGCCCTTTCGCTTGGCCCGGCTGCGGCTGGCTCTGGCTCTCAGACTCCGACCCATCATTTGACTCATTTTCGTTGTCGGACTCGTTATCAGCGTCTTCGCCATCGCCCTGTCCGGACTGACCGTCGCTTTCGTCCTCGCCCTCGTCCTCATCATCATTGCTCTCGCCGTCCGGGTTTTCAAACCCTTCAGGCGGAGACTGACGCATGAGGGCCTCCAGCGTGGTGTTTGCGCCGTGTTTTTTCGCCAATGAATCGACGAGGTTACCAACCCGCGCGTCGACAAGCGGTGCGCTGTCGATACACCGCGAACACGTGCACGTTGTAACGATGGTGCCGTTACGCACCATCGCTGACGCGACTTTGTCACCCCGCAGCCAGCCGGCGAACTGGCCAACTTCGGTGGCGTCTTCGTAGCCGAACGCGTCGCGGCTGTTCTGCCGTGACGCGTGCAGCCACCGCTGCAATTGCCGTAAGGTTACGGCCATGTTCACTCCTTGCTGGCGGAAAGGAATAGGGGGCACGACCTCCGCCACAAGGTCGTGCCCCCATAAACAACATCAGCCGCTCTTCTTGAACTCACCGAAGAGAACGGCGCCGGGACGCGCCGTCACGCGGACGATCGCCTCGCGGTCCTTCGGGTCCTTTACAAGGAACCCGTCGATCAGGGCGTCCGCCTCGTCGGCAGACTCCACCAGATCGCGTGTCCGCAGGAGTTCACGCAACTCCTGCAGGCTGGGCTTGGACTCCCCGCGAGTCCGAATGGCGTTAGCCATACGAACCGCAAGCCGACACGCGCCGCCCGGGGCGCCCGTCGACTTCCGAAGCACGTCGGTCTCGACGTTCTCCGGCAGGAATTCCATTTCCACTCTGAAGCAGCGCCGCTTCACGGCTTCAGGGATCTCGCCCTCTTCGTTCGCGGTGAGCACGATAAAGAGGTTATGGAGATTTGCCTGATGGAAATGGTGTCGGGCGTCTGGCACCCGACCGTGCTGCAAGAAATCGAGAATCAGGGCGTAGAACCGCGTTCCAGCCTTCTCGACCTCGTCCAGCACGAGGACAACTTCGCGGTGCTTGGTGGCTTTGATCGCCTTCAGCACCTGCCCGTCGAGGTACGCCTCGTCGGCGTGTGAGACACCGACAGCGACCTTGCCGATGTCGATGCCCTGATTGACCTCCTCGTTGGTCAACCATGGATGGCAGGGCACAAAGAAGTGCTCTGCCTGCCGGCCTTTGGCAAAACATTCCGCGAAGAACGTTTTGCCAGTACCGGGCGCGCCGACGAGCAGCACGGCGCGCACGGTATTCGTAACCATAGCCAAGAACTTGGCCGCGAGGGTCTCACCGCGTCGGGCATGGTAACCCGGCAGCAGCGTCTCGGTCATATCGACTCCTTCCTAGAAGTAATGAAACCCAGAACACCGGTCGCCCGCGAGAAAGTTAATTCGCGCTAGGCTTGCACTTCTTTTCGAAGGCGGACGTTGTCTCGCTCTCGCCCGCCTTCTGGCCGTCGGCGAAGAGTTGCTCAGCGACGTATTCGAAGTCGATTGACTCCGCAAACAGCTTCATCACCGACTCGATAAACCCCATCGAGGTGACGAGTTCGTGCGCCGCCGCCTTGCCCTCTTCGGACTCGCTGTTGGCAGCGAACCGCCCGACTGCGCTGATCTCGTTCATCGTCTCAGTCAGCATGCCAGCCACGAGACTCACGACCCACATCGCGAGGGCCTCAATAGCCATCCGCTTGGTGGGCTCGTCCCACTCGCGGCCTAGCATACGGCGACCCTTGTCGAGGGCCGCATACGGCGACGGCAAAGGTTTCCCTGCCGCGATCGCCTCCTTCTGTCTGGTGCGCAGTTTCTCCAACAGGAACTGCGTTTGAGCGTTAACAGCCTTCATCAGGCGTTACCTCTACGGCACGGAAGCGTAAACCAGTACATGCGTGCCCAGCGTGTATTGGTTAACGTGCCCATAGCAGAAGGCGCGTCAGAGAATATGCCGTAATTTTTGGCAATATTTAGCGCCGAGCGTTACAGAACCAATGCTCTTAATTTTTTGAGCGGCAATCTTGTAACACCGGCGTTCGCAATTCGCGAACTACGTAAGTCACTGCAAACACAGGACTTGCGGCAAATTTTCCATTTTCCAGAACGCGCTAATATCGGATGCGCAGGGCGTCTGTGTAAGCGCTGTACTTGTAGGCACTGGTCACTTCGCCGTAGCAACTTTCGAGATTGATGCTGGCCTTGGTTGCCCGCACCCATTCCCGGTAAGCCTGCCACCGTGCTTGGCCGGCGCGCTCGTAACTACCTTCTTTATTCTGATCGTCGATGTTAACGCCAGCCGCTGAATAACTCAGTTGGTTGCGGCGGAACTGCTCGGCCACCATCATGAACAGATTGGCGCAAATACCTTCCAACCAGTGGTAGCGAAAAGGGAAGTTTTGCGTGTTGTAGACCATATCGAGCGGGGGCGGGATCTCGTTCCAGTACATGACGGGGCGAGCAATGGCCAAGGCGATCTCGGCGTCATCGAACATCAGGTGTTCCAGCAGATAACTCTCGGCCGGGCTGGAATCGCGCAGATGCAGGCGGATCTCGGCGACGCTCGGTGGGCCGCCCATATCACCGCCCGGACCAAACGTGCTGCGATTAATGATGATGTAGAAAGTATTCGAGAAGACGACGCACGGCGTATCCGCAGCCTCAGCCGGAATACTAATCAGCGCCATTTCGCCGTAGTACACGCCCGGCGTATTCACCATGTTTTGCGTCAGCGTGGCGGCAACTTTCCCGGCACCAGCGTCCACCATGACAGCGTCTACCGATTGGACGGGTCGGGCATTTCCCAGCGCCAGTTGTTCTTTCAGTCGCAGTGTCACTTTAAACAGCGGCTCACTGCTTTCGATGGCCAGCCCGCACGGCGTCAGGTCGACGGGGTTGCCATCCTTGTCGTGCAACTGCCACTCAATCGTCGCGCACTGGCCCTGCGTGACCTGTACGGCTCGCATGCGCGTCAGAATGGGTTGACTGTTGGTTGCCGATACCGGGGCGCTAATGACGTTCTGGCCAGCGCACGGCACAGTCGTCAGACTCGTCGGGGCGGCGGAAATGTTCGGGTCGCAAACAACCAGCGGATGCGAGGTCGGTGTAGCGATGACTGCCATGAGAGCCTCCGGTGTTAATTACGCACTAAGTATACAAATAGAAAGGGCTGGCCGAGAATCGGCCAGCCCTTTCACAGAGAAGAATCAGATTACAACGATCAGGCGTCGTTGGCGTTAAGGTCGCCTTCGGTGAAGTCGCCGCCGCCGACAAAAGACGGCTGCGTAGTGCCGAGTTCTTTGGTCGAAGCCATGCCGAGTTCCCTCGTCACGTTGCCAGTTTCGCTCAACAGGTACACCGAGGGGGACTTCACAATTGTCAGCACGCCCTCGGTCAAGGCATTTTCAAGCGCCTTGAACTGCCGCTGCGACCTCTTGGAACCCAGTTTGGTAACCAGATCGCCCGGGACCGAATAGGTCTCGTTGTTGGCGAGGCGCTTACCGTGGGTACCGAGAAAGCCGAATACGGCAGTGCTCCCGGAGACGTTTTTGACCGTTGTATACAGGTCAGTAGTGGTATTTGGCATTGTTCACTCCATTGTTCATGTTGCGCTCTGCAGCGATGCCGCAACGGCAGCTTGCAGAGTCAGGACAGCATTCGCGATTTCCGGCTGCTCGGCAGCGGCGGAGGCAGTGGCGTCAAACGACGCAACCTTCTCAGCCGGGGCGAGCCCGGCGGCTGCAAGCGCGGCGTCTAACTGCTTGTTAGCAGCCGACAGACCCGACACTTGCGCAGCCGCCGCTTTTTCCTGCTCTGCCGTGTAGAGCACGTGAAGTTTCTGACCAGCCGACCACAGTTCAGCGGCCTCCTGCTCAGACCGCGGCCGGATGCCGGCAGCGGACAACTTCTCAAAGAAGTGCGGGGCAGCAAGTTCCGTCACAATAGTGGCGTACGCTTGTTCCGCCGCTTCTTTTACGTTTTCCATAAAGTGCTCCTTTGTTGTTGATTACACGGCATTACTTGAAGTCAACGCGGGCGAGACCGTTCGTGTGACCGAACGAGCCGCCAGCCGTTTGATACGCAAAGTACTCCAGCATGTAAGCCTCACGACGGATGTACATCGTGGTGGGCTCCAGTTCATAGTTCTTGCCAATGAACTTCGGCGAGGCGAACATGAACAGGCTGTCGTCAGGTACGAGATCGCGCTTGATCGTGACGATCCAGCGGCAGTTGAGGAAGTTCGTCTCCGCCCAACCGTTCTTGATGATGTCTTGCGAGAAGTCACCACCCATCTCGTCGCGACCGAACTTGAGGAGTTCCTTGATCGTGATGTTATTCACGAGGCAAGTCTCGACCTCGAAGTGCGAGGGCGTACGGGGCATGACCTTCAGGGCATCAACAAGCGTTTCACGGGTGATACCGCCGTGAATCTCTTCGTACTGAACAGCGCCCGAAGCAACATTCGCCACGCCCGGGGTCGGGAGGACGGCGTTGAAGGCGGTGATGAACTTGCCGTCTTCCTCAGCGAGCATGTCCTTGATCATGTTGTCGCTGAGCACCTGACGGATGTCGATGACATACGTCCGGAGTTCGTCGACGTCCTTCACAGCGCGGGGCGACACGATCCGGTCAAACATGACGCGGTAGCGCGGGCCACGGATGTAGAAGTTGATCGGGAGTGTCGCAAACGGAAGCGACACAGCCGCCGGGGAATCGGGCTCCTTGTCGACCACCTTCACCGGCTTGTCGGTATCGACCTGACGGTCGAGTTCGTCATTGGTGATGGTGAGCGGCGGCATGATCCGCCGATAGAACCCGTCTTCACGCATCTTGGTGCGCGTGAAGTCGTTAACTGCATCAATGGCTTGCTTCTGCATGCCGGGGGTATCGAGTTGCTCAAAGAGCGTCTCATTGAGCAACTGGATTTCTTGCTGAGTGGGCATTTTGGAACCTCCGTGGTCCTAAAGTTAAGAGTTAGTTTCAGCCAACGGCCGCGCCGGGCAGCCACACGCACCAGAACGACAGCGACATGACGCCGTTGTGGTTCTTGGCCTTGCCGCTCGACACGACGCCGACGACAGGGTTGACATACTGCACGACACCGTTGTTGGTGAGGACACCGCCAGTGGTGGCGTTCGACGTCGAGATAGCGGCTGTGAGCAGGTCACCAGCAGCGTACGTACGCGCCGAATCAAACTCGGTAGTCGAGATCTCGTAACCACCGGTGGCCACGAGGCCGGACATCTTGCCACTCGGCGCGATGGCCTTGTGCATGAAGTTGCCAGCGGCTGTGGTGCCGGGGTTGCTGACGTCGGCGTCAGCCGAACCGTTCAGCAGGAAAATCGCAACGCCGGTGTTGTGAGCGCCGGGCGTGAACGTGCCGTTCGAGTCAACGTGGACAACGCGACCACGCGGAACGTCGAAAGAAACGTTCGAATTAAGTTTGGCGTCGTAATCGAGCGACGCCATGTCGAACCAGCCCTTCTTAACATCAAGGCCGTGTTCAAACATAAGATCGGGAGCAGGCATTGTTAGACCTCCGTGTCTTTAAATCTGTTGGGGACATCCCCGGGTTGTTTGTCGGAAACGATTAGGCAGTGGGCGGATTCAGTCCAAGACCCGTGAACAGTTTCACGTCGGAAGCCTTGAGTCGACCGTCGCGGGCTCCCACGTACCCGCTCGTCAGGCTGCTCGTCGGGTCATAGCCGGCCGTCTTGGTGGCGACCGGTGTACCCAAACGAGCCATCTCAGCCGCGTTTTTATGCGAGGCCAATTTGATTACGAGTTCCATAGCGCGCACCGGATCTCGGAGGGCCGAATCGAGAGCCTCCTTCTGGTGCGCCTCGATCCGCTCGTTCTCCACGCAAGCCTTAACGGCTTCGGGAATCAGGCGGGCGAGTTTCTCTTGCTGCTCTTCGCGGACCTTGAGGTCGGCAGCAGCCTTGGTCATCGCGGCATCGGAATAACCGATGTAGTCGATGATTTTCTGCACAAGGGCGTTGTTAGACGTGGACATTAAAAACCTCCGTGTGTTTTTAGCGGTTGACGAGTTCAAGAACGTGCTGCTTCATCATGTCCCGCAGTTGGCGCGAACGCTTCGTACGGGCTTCCTTAATCTGAAACTTGCCAGCCCGCTTGAAATTCACAACAGCGCGGCCAATCGCGTTCAGATCGTCGGCAAGATTCGCAGCAGCCATCTTGGGGGCTTCTGCCGGCATGCCAGCACCCATAGCGGCAGGGTCCATGCCAGCAGCGGCAGGGTCCATGCCAGCAGCGGCAGGGTCCATGCCAGCGGCAGCGGCGGGATCACCACCGGCGCCACCAGACTGCAGGGCTTGCAGCAGAGCCTCCGGCGGAATGCCGAGTTCTTCAAGGGCCATAGCGAGTTCTTGAACGGCTTCGTCTTCCGACGGCGCGCCGCCCATCTCACCACCGGCCATAGCCGGATCAATTTCAGCGCCAGCGTCGCCGCCAGCCATCATGGACTCAAGACCAGCCGGCGCCGCAGACGCGCCAGATTCAGCATCGCCCTCGCCGGAGTGATCTTCACCTTCCGCGGCCTCTTCAGTCGGGTCAGCGGCGGCAGCCTTGGTGGAGAGGAAACCGATGAGCAGGTCGGCCATTTCGTCAGCCTCGCGAATCGTGTTTGCACACACTTCGCGGACAGATGCTTCAGCCGCAGCCTTGTCCATGCCGAGATGCGCGGCCAGTTCATAGCCAGCCTTAAACGCGGCAGCCTTGCCGTTACGCAGAGCAGCGAGGTCAGAGCCCTCAATCTTGCCGTCGTTGTCGACGTCCAGTTTGTGCTGGTTACCCTTTAACTCGCCAGAGTGCTCGGCTTTTTCCTTAGCCGGTGATTCAGCGGCCTCGTGCTTCTTGGACTCACCGGCTTCCTCTTTTTTTCCTTCGATCTTCTCCTTGAGGAATGCCGGCATCTCAGACTGCTTGGTCAACTGGCTGGTGCCGAAGTTGATAAGGTTCGCAAGGATGTCGTTGCCAAGATTGGCGGCGGCTACGCGGGCTTCCTTGAAGGAAACGCTGCTGTACTTCTCGCCATCGTTGGTCTTCGCCGGATGCGATGTGCCCGGGTCGTCCTTAGTGCCCTTGTAATCTTTCTCAGACGACGGGTCTTCGCCGGTCGCCTTGGCGCTGGTGCCGATATTCAGTTGCACCTCATTCTGCCGACCTTCCTGAGAAAGTTCAGGAGTGTTGTCGACGGCGAGGGCGCCCTGCTGCTTCTTGATGTCGGCTTCGTATTCACGAGCGCGCTCACCCTCTTCCGCATTCTGCACGTTGTTGTCAACGCTGGCGGTGGGGTGCGAAGAAGATCCGACGTACGTGCCGGGATCAGCAGGGGTCGGGCCGGCAGCCTTCTCGGCAGCGACCTTAACGGCACTCTGCGAAATTTCTTCGGCCAGTGCGTTGAGTTGGGCAAAAAGTGAACGTTGCATCCGTGCCATTGTTATCTCCTTTGGGGTCTAACCGTTTGCGACGATTAGCTTCCATTTACGTGACATAATTTTGCAGTACGCAGTGGTTTGCTGTCAACAAGTCGTTTCCATATTTTTCACAAACAGTGGCGAAGGCAGCAATCTTATACAACGCGTAATGTTGTGCAAGTGCGATCTCTGCATTACCGGCTGCTTGTTTTTCAAAAGAAACGTCTTCCGGTGTTACGTTGCGAAGCGCCGCTAAATACGCCCGCTTTTCAACATGCGCCGGAAGTATGCTGTGTGTATGTGCTACCTTTTCAGCCCATACCCGTGTAGCGGTTGAAGCCGCAGGCGCCGGGTAATAAGCATTGTTTTCCAGTAACGAAACGACGTCAGTGCTATTCGCGATCTTCGAAAAGATGTTGGGCAGCGCGTTCGCCACTGCACTTATAAGTCTCTCGTCAGCCGCCTTAACTGTCAACGTCAAAAAGTCGCGTAGTGGTAACACGACCCCAGCGTCAGCCAGTCCACGTAACACTTCCGACATTTTAACAGATGGGCAGCCGTGTACATCAATAATGGGTTGCACTGCCGGGGCGGACGATAACGCCACGCGCGGCCAATCCCGCGTACCCGCCTGCTCAGCCTGTACCAGTTGAGTTAAAGCTTCCAGTTGAACTTGCGCGCGCTTCGTTGAATTAGCCCCTAAATCAAACGCGATTGGGGCGGTCACGCCCAGTTGTTCGGCCAACTCGGCCCCAGAAACGCAACACGCGGAAGCGG